CTGAGACGAAGCGTCGCTGTTTCGGGGAGAGAGGTTTCCGGCTTAAACTCATAAAGACGCGACCCACACAACGATCAGGAGGGGGTGGGTCGGCGTCAGGTATGCACACTGTATGCTCACGCCTTAATAATTAACACAATTCGATATGTTTTACAAGGGGTGCAGGAAAAACAGGGGAAATAGACCGCTTAGGACATCTTCAAAAACGCCGTGCAGATGGCCATGGGGGCGGAGTCGGCATTTATTAAGGCTGATTCCTTCTCTGGAATGGCTTTCATTATCTGGACTGTAAACCCTACTGGACTGGACCACATCTTCACCCAATATCCACACCCGAGGATTGATAATTTCTCCACAATCTCCCACGCCGCTTCGATGGAGTGGCAGTAGTCGGGTACCGCATCCCAACCTCGAACTTTACCAGTAGGATCTTTCCATGAAGGCTTTGAAGGAGTCCTTAAGATAATTTTTAACCACCCCAACTTTACAGCTACGGCCTCATTGATTTCGTTGTCGGTCATCTCCCGCCCCCCGGTTTCATCTGGCGAATCTTTATCTCTAGTTGTTCGATATGCTCTGGTGTCCAAACAGTCCATTCGTGAACCACCTTCGCCACCCTCTCCACCGCCTCCGCAAAACCTTGTTCATATGCCTTTCCCACCGATTGAGCCGTGCAATGATCCCCATCTTTGAATCCACGATCATAGGCCGCTTGCTCGATTACTTTAGTTTGAGGGATTATAAAACTGTGAGGCTCAACGTGACACGTACAATTCATCATTACCTCCGTGCTAGTCTGAGTCATCACACCCTCCTGAACTCGATCACCCAGACCCACGGGTTTTTGTCCCATCCGAAGCCGCGCTTGGCGTTTATGGAGTCCCAAAGATTTGAAAACCCCTCAGCAAAGGGCCTGTCGCTATTGCATTCCATTTCGGGGAATGAATCCGTGATCCCTTCCGCCTTCGCATCCTCTTCGCTGATATCCTGCACCCTCTCAACGCGCACGCTGGTGATTTCCAGCGTTATACGGCTGGCCCAGCGGGGCATGTGGATGGAGGGACGCCATTTCAGGCCGTAATCTTTTCGCGCGGAGTCACCTACGCTCCCCGCAGGGCAATCTGCGCGATAGGCGAATCGCATAAGATTGCCGTGTTCGTTGCGGTGCTCGACTCCAGTCCGATCAAGATCCATACACGTCTCCCGCACCCATAGCCTCATCCCGATTTCGTATGGACACTTGATTTCCTCTCTCGTGCTATCATCAACATCAGTCTGGATTTCAAGAATCCATCTACCATCATCCTCTTGGTAGACTCCGGACAGATCCCAATCCATGATGTCTTTCCCGAGATGGTCCCAAGACGGAATGCCCTTGGCAATCCGTCGCGTCTGCGTCTTCCTCCCATCCAGAATCGCCCGCACCATTTCTCCGCTGAATAGAATCGGTCGCTCGGTCATGGTTGATCTTCCTTTGGAAGCGCATTAAGCATCTTTGCGTGGGCCCTCGCGTATCTTCGACTGTGATAGCCACAAAATTGAGCTACCAGATAATCGTCAGAACTCAGTACTCGCCAATAGCTACTTAACAATGAATCAACGTGAACAGCCCTATATTTCTTTTTCATGGCTTCACCAGATCGGGGTTCTCGTGAATGTTGCCGATGACTTCAATGTCTCTGGCTTGGTAAAGAGGGGTCGCATACACGTACCATCCGACTAGACTGGAAGACCATTCAACCTCGTTATTTGACCCGGAATGCTTCCGAGTAAGTCTGCACCACACGATATCCCCATCGTAAATTTCGACCCCGTTTTTGTCGCGGAGGCCAGTGAACATATCCGATTCCTCTGGGGGAAAATAATTGTCCTGAATGATCGGATTCACCCATTCCCCATCTACCAATCCCCAGAAGTGCCAATGCCCATTATTTTTGTTTCTCTGTCGAAACTTGATCTCTTTCATCGTCACTTACCTCCAAATTCCAGCCTGGCACGGCGCCCCCGGTGGGGCGCTCGTGCGGCTGATCCGACACTCACTTCGCGCGTTTTTCCACCTTCAGATCATTGGCTTTCATTTCTTCCATGACCGCTTTGAAGGCTTCGGCCGCTTCCTGGCTCTTAAACACCTTTTCCGAACGCTGAATGACGGCTTTCGCGCAGATCACGCCATCCGGCTCTTTCCCTACGCAAGGCACTGGCGCGTACTGCGTCCCGGTGGCCCAGCTCACAACGAAGATCACTCCCATTTGCATCAACCGTTTCATTACTGCCTCCTTGGCTTTTTTTCGTATGTCGCGCTCCGACTATTCCAGCTGAACATCAAGCATTGCTTCGGTGCCCGATTTTTGTTTTTTGATTCGTTTCGTGAATGGCTATGGCATCCGATCATGGTTTCTTTCTCTCTTTGCTGAAGGTCGTTAAATCCGGGACGGTGAGATAAAGAATTGTCGCGAGCCCATACCGCACGCATGTCGGCCACTGGCAGTAGAGGCTTTGAATAATCCTGCCTTGAAGATGCGGCGGGCACGTGTCCAGAGTATTTAAGAGCCGCTTTCGACAGCTGATGCAGAACGCCATCGGTTTCTCGTTGTTTGCTGGGTAGATATAGTTCATGGGAGCGGCCGTTTGTATATCAGGTATCCGCAGACGGAGCATTTATCGAAGACAATCCCAGAGATTACGACCTCTACAAAAGGTCCGTGATCTATGGCGCTCACGCCGCGACCTCTTCAATTTCGACTTCGATGCGGGGATTCTTTTTGTCAATCTGGGTGGTGTCGTGCCGGCAGTCCAGGACCCACTTGCGCGAATCGTTCTTGATAATCCCCAGGTGCTTCATCGCATCGAGGATCACCTTGGAGGCGCCTCCGGACACGTTATCCCGATCCCGCCGCGCATTCGGCTCGACCTCCCGAATCCGGATGGTCACAGGAACAACAAAATGCGGGACTTGGAAACGGCGGAGATCCCACATCACACGGTTCATGGCCTCCTGTTTGGCTTTCTGGCAGGCCCACCAGGGGCGGCCCCGGGCAGACGATTTGAAATCGTTCAAGCCCGGGAGTCGCCCTTCGATGGTGAATCGATAGATCATTTGCCCGCTTCCACCGGTTCCCGGAAGAACATCTGGCGTTCTTCGTTGGTGACCTTCACCGTATTGACGACCTCCCCGGTGTCCAGGCGGACAATCATCTTCAGGCTTTTATCCCAGTCGAATTGCTCTTCGCATTCAACCTGCCGGATTTCCTTTTCGGTGTTGACCAGATAAGCGCAGCGCGCGATCTGCTCATCGAACTCTTTGACCTTGGACTTGACGTCCGCTTTGAACGACTCCGTTTCCGCTTCCAGCTGCCCTTTCTTCTGGAGAGCGTCCGCCAGCAGTTTAGAAGCCTGCTTCAGCTCCCTTTCCGAAAGGCGGACCTCAAGGGGCATCGAGGTGATCCGGGAATCCTGTTTTTTGTTTTCTTCGTCTACGCCTTTTTGCTTCGACATGCTTTCTCCTTTTCTGTGTTCTTTTCGACTCGATCCACTCGTTTGGTGACGTAACTGCAGTACTCGCATGACGGATTTTCATCCGGTTCATCGCCTTGGAGACAATCCACCGCAGATTCAATGACTTCCAGCGCCCGGTCCCTGACCGCTTGGATCTTCACGGTTTCAAAGTCAAAGACCATGACCCCGTTGACCACAATGGGCCACGAATACGTGAAGAAGGCATCCCCGGTGGTGATGAGGCCCTGAGCCGGAAGAATCAGGTCGTACATGTCGGCCTGGAGCGTGTTGTAGGCCATCGTGTACTCGACCCAATCCCGTTTTTTTCCGTTTGATTTGAAATCCCATGGGGAAACCCGGCCATCTTCCCACTCGATCAATTCGTCCACTTCACCCCAAATGAGAACCACATGCTTTCCGGCCTTTACCTGCGCCTGAAAGGTTCTCCAGTTCATGAAACTCTTGAGCCGGGTCCGGTCCGAATAGGGACGCGCCCCGGGGAACGCCGCCAGATACGGCGCGGGCTCTCCGGTTTCCGCGCTGTACTCGGCCACGAGCTTCATCCCTCCGTCGATCCCTTTCAAGACCGAAGCTTTGAGACCATCCGGGCGTCTGATCTTCCCGTTCTTCTCGAGCCAGAAACACCGGGGGCAGTTTTTAAACGTCTCGATTGACGACTTCGATAGGCCGATCATTTGGGTTTCTCGGATTTCTTTTGCCGTTCCGCCCACTCCGCGGTGGCGGCTTTCTTCGCGGCCTTCTCGATATCCTGGATACGAACCCCGGCCGCTTTCAAAAGCTGCTTTTCCCGGTTTTCATTGACAGTCATGAGAATCAGGATTTTTTGAAGCAAAGATTCATCGAGCGTTGAAAGCCACTCGGCAGTCACATCCTCCGCGCAGCCGGCCGCCGGAATCAGCTGACACCGGCTTCCATAGACATTCGAGTTCATCTCGAGAATGGCCTCGATGATGTCTTCTTTTTCCAGTTTCGCCTTTTCCAGAAGCACTTTATTGACCGCGAGATCCACAGCGTTAGCGATGAAACGCTGTTTCTCGTAATCCTCCGTCGTCACGCGGTCCCCCTGAATGTCTTTGGCTTTTTTCCCAATGAGTTCTGGGTCTTTGCACACGATGGCCAGCTTTGGAGCGCCGCCCGCATAGGAGTCTGGGCGCAGGAGTCCAAATCCGAATTTCTCGGGGCTCTTTTTCATGGCTGCCTTCACATTGGCATCCACCTTGTCGACGATGAGTGCTCCGCCGATCACCCGATCACCCCACCCACGATCTACCGCGGATCCGACAAACTCAAGACCGGGGAATTTCTTTTCTCCCTGGGCGCGCAACTGCTGGTCGTAGGCCTTGCTCTTCTTGGCGTAGCACACGCCGTTCGTGCAGGAGCCCTTCTCCGCGCCGTCAAACAGCATTCCCTGATTTCCGCTATTGAACGGGCACACGGTGCAGGCGACTGTGCCGGCATACTCATCGCGTATTGGAAACGGGGCTTTGTCGAGGTCCTTTGACACATTCCGGTCGATCTCGCTTTTCAGGTCATCGACCGTCCGATAATGCCCATGCCAGTCCTTTTCCAAAACGAACTTTAAAAGCGCTTCCCGGCGATCTGCTGGAACCCGGAGAAGCTGGTGCGCGTGTCCCGATGTCAGGATTCCATCATCAATGGCTTTCAGGACTTTTTCCGGGAGTTCAAGCAGCCGCAGCGCCCGGTAGACGTAGGTCTCCGATTTATCCACCCGGGCGGCCAGCGTTTCCACGGTATGCGTACCCAGATCGAGAAGCGCCTTAAATGACCGCGCCTCATCAACCGGTCCAAGATCTTCCCGGTGGAGGTTCTCAAGCGCCTGGATTTCTTGCGCCTGCTTTTCATCCACGTCCAGCACCCGTACCGGGATCTCGGAGAGCCCGGCGGCTTTGGCGGCCGCCAGCCGGCGGTGGCCGGCGATCAGCGTCCAGCTCTCCATGACGTGATTCCGTCCATTCGCGCGAACCAGCACAGGCTCCAGAACCCCTACTTTCTTGATGTTCTCTGTCAGCTCTTTAAGCCGGTCCGGATTCATGCTCCGACGCGAGTTTGTGTCTACGACAATCTGGCTGATTGGTAATGTTTCCACGTTATGCTGCCTCCCCTGATTTGATGTCGAAATTCAACTGTTCCGCTCTGTTTAAAACGATTCCCCAAACGGTCTCATGGCGGTACGTGCTCGCCTCCCAACGTGTGCCCACTTCCCGAATGACGCCCATCTTGAACAGCTCACAAATCCGCGGTCTGACGGTGTAGACATCGCGTCGCAACTCTGTCGATAATTCCCAGGCCGATGCCCCTGACGGATGCCGGCGGATGGCGTCCAAGACCTCACGCTGGCGCGGGCCCAACTCGGCCAGTGTTTTGTCCCAGGATTCCGATTGAGTCGGAAGCGTCATTCCTTGGCCTTCTTTAATTCCCAGTCCAGGAGACTGCGCACTTGGCGTTCTGCGAAGTGGATGCGCGGGAGTTCTTTTTCGATGACCTTGATATATGTCCAAAGCCACGCCATGCCATTGCGTTTCTGGAAATTCTTCGGTCTCTTTTCCCAATGAACTAAGTTCGACGAACTCACCCACAAGAGCCCATATGGTTCATCGACCTCGTTCTTGTTGATGAGCCCCCATGGACAGACGATGGACAGAGACGAGCAAAACTGAGAGTAAAGGGTCCACTTTGTGTCGCGCTGATAATCTGATCGGCTCACTTTTATTTCGAATCCTCGTATCCACCGGGAAGAAAGATCGACGACCACGGCATCTATTCGAAGGTCTCCCCAGGTGAACTCAGGGATCAAAATGCTGTTGTAGCCACCGAGTCTTTCTAAGTTCTCTCGGATCTTGGATACGGTAACCGGATTTTCTTCTTCCAGAGTCATTCCCCGGGTTCCTTCGGCTCGATGAAACTTTGCTGAGCGGATTCTGGTTTTTTGTGAAAGTCGTTGGCGTTAGGACACGTGGCAAAATGACTCGTCATGATCAAGTCTCCGGCTGGACCACGGTGACCGGTCAAAGAAACGGCGATCATCTTTCCGTTCTCCGACATGACGCTAAACACCAAGGCCTTCGGATCGAGCGGAACCTTCTTCCCGTGCTGTGTCTCCGCCCAGACTATTTCCTTCCCGCATCCTCGGCACGTGTTCATGGTTTCACCTTTCCGGCCAGCGCTTTAACGAGTTGGCCGACGTCTTCTGCAGAGACGCAATCCTCGGGTTTGGGGTCTGGGGTTTTTGGGGTGGGAGGTTTTATGAACTCCGGACGAATCAAGCCCTTTTCAATATCCCCGCGGAACCAGTTCAGGATGGTGTGGTAGTGTGAGGTGTACTTCGCCGCCGCTTTCTTTTCACCGATCTGACCGATATACCCATTGAGCCTGCTGATGAACGGGTCCAGGTGTTTCCCAAGGGTCGTTTTGAGCTTGCCGTGTTCTTCTGGCGTGAGCCAAACGAAATCGAGATGCTTAATCTTTTCTGGTTTGGTTTGTTTGGTATGTACGGTCTTTAAGGTCTTTATGGTAGGCGCGTTACATTGCGTTACTGGTGCGTTACTATGTTGCGTTACATCAGCGTTACGCTCTCTCCACCTCTTCACCCGTCGACGAACCTGCTTTAATTTGCGGTCTCTTGTGGCCTGGAGAAGGTCATAGTGTAATCGGTAGCTTCCCCAATCGTGAACACGTAACGGGACGCGGTCTATGAACCCCGCGTTCGCCATGTGTTCGATGAAATCACTGGGATCTCCTGACCATTCAGCGGCATCCGCTACCTGTTCCTCGCTGAACTTTTCCAGCACCCCATCCTTGGCATAATCAGCGCACCACCACCAAAGAAGGTGCAGGTGACCGATCACTTGAGCTTTAGAAATGCCCATCGTTTTGCTCGCCATCACCGTTTTTGGGTGATTCTTTAAAGACTGATGCGATTCAATCCAAGCCACAACCCCTCCCCATCCGCTTCTAAACCTATTTCACCGGAACCTGATAGACCTGCTTCAGATGCTCCATTTCCATTCGATCCGCCTGTTTGGTCCTGAGACTCCCAAGACCAAGAAGAGCGGCTAAAAACAGCACTCCTGCGATTCCTAATGGCATTTAAACGTCCTTGTGAAAGTACCTGGTCGAGGAATAACCGCCTCGAGCGAACGGAAGTACATCTGTATATCCGGATTTATCCGCAGGTTTAAAGAAAGCGGCGACCAACCCAGCACGGGCCTGTGACTGGGGGACTCTTTCGAGGGCCGCCGCGTAAAGCATTAGACGCCCGCCGCCTTAATCCGAAGGCTCTGCAAATACAGGTGATGAAGTTCTGTCCGGATCTGGCCTTCGCGGTCGTGCATGTTCAGGATCTGAGCTTCCAGACCAGTTAGCTCGGCCATCTTGGCGTCGTATTCGGCATTGACTTCGTCGAGCGTTTTGAGTTTTCGATTAGTCGCCATGGAAGCAGCTCCTCCATATCGACAACGCGATGATGATGACGGCCGCCAGGCGGTAGCCTATTTCGATTTCGATTGTTCCCACGGGGCGGCCTCCTTCTCGTCGGCAACGGTCAGGGTTATGTCCTTTTTGTAGAACCCGCCGATTCCGTTTGAAATCCATCCCATGACATCGGCAAGCGTAGCGGTGGGCTCGAAAATCTTGGTTTCAGTCCACATATCGCCTACCGAGTCATTCCCTTCACTGCACTTCTTAATCGCGACGATCTTCACGCGGCCACCTTCGCTTTCTCGGCCGCCTTGAGATGCCCGTCCTCAAGGACAAACCCGATCTTCCCGGATCCATCCACGCGCTCAACCCAGACCTGAAAGTCATGAGCGTCAGCCATTTCTGACAGGATCTTCATCGAGTCGTCATCAAGCAGTGACCCGTCGCGAACCCGGATGACCTTCAGCTTCGGGTTTGAGGCCATGGCCAAGGCGATAGAGGCGCGCAGCTGCTCGGCGTCGGACGCCTGGTCAAACGGGACGTCGTTCAGGAGAATGACTCCATCCCCGAATCCGATTCCTTTGACCGGGAGCTTGGCCGCGGCGATCGCCGCCTCTTTGTCAGAGGTGCGCTTCTCCATGGCTTCCGTGAGGGCCTCTGCTTCGGCTTCCAGGGCCTGGGCGGCTTTCCGCTGAGCTTCCTGCTGCTTCTTGACTCCGATGGCCTGATTGATGGATTTCGCCTCATTAATCTTCTGCATGAGGGCTGAGGTGTCGATGGGATCAGGCAAGACAGGAGCTGCTTTCAGCTTTTCGGTCATGGTATCGACCTCCGTCTTGACGGCCGCATAGCCTTCGCGCAACTCGTTCAATCGCTTTTGAGCTTCGGAGATCTGCGATGAAAGAGCCGTAAGGGAATCACTCTTTGCCTGGATCTGGTTCTGGAAGTCAATCCGCCGCGCCTTCCGTGCCTCGATGTCGGCGTTGTGCTTCCCGGCCGCTTCCATCTGGGCGACGAGCGCCGCTTCATCGATCGGCTCATCCGGAGTGTCCGGAGGGACCGCCAGCCGGTCCGCCAAAGTCTTGGCTTCCTTGGCCCGGCGGTTGACGTCCGTGCGCTTCGCGTAATCGACTTTGTTCTGCGTCTCGATCGCTTCGAAGTCGACCCCCGGAACGAATTTCTTCAGGGCGTCGAATTGGTCCTTAGGAGACATCCGCGCGAACGCCAGCGGGTCAAAGGACAACTGACCCATGAGGTCGTCCAGCATCGCTTGCGGAGATGTGAAACGGGCTCCCTCGGCGTTCTCAACTGTGATAGAAGATGTGGCTCCGTCCTCTTTCTCACGGAATGTCCGGGTGACCACGATCTCGCCCAGGTCAAGCCGGATCCGGGCTTCCTTCTGGCCTTTGCGGATTGGCACTTGTGGGGAAACGGACATTCCCGCGAGCGCTACCCATATGGCATCAAGGCAACTCGTTTTACCGGATCCATTTTTCCCGGTAAGCTGCACGACATTCCCGTCAGGTTTAATCTCGACGGCAATCAACTTTTTAAAATTCTCAGCGACAAGCGATACGATTTTCATAAGACCTCCGTGAATTGCTTAAAGAAATTGCCATTGCCCCGGGTGTTCCTGGCTTTGGGCCGGGGCGCATAAGCCCCCGGGACCTCCGCTTAGACTTTTTCCATTCGTTGTCATAACGCCGACTACACGTCAGACAGCGCCGCCTTCCGGCCCACGTGATCAAGACATTCCCCGGCTTTAAGGCATGCCCGAACTTGCAGACGGTCACTAGCGGCCTTCTGACTCCAGTGAAATGCAGCCGTACGTGTTCGGCTTGGCTGGAAAGCACCAGGATATTGTCAGGCGAGTTGTTTTTCTTGTTACCGTCGATGTGATGGACGACCTCCCCCAAGCGCAACGGCCGGCCGATCTTTTCCTCGGCAATAATCCGATGCTCATGACGACCGCCGCGCTTGGGGTAACTCACAGTTGCGGTCCTCCGAACTCGATGGGTTTTCCGGTCACCGTAGAGACAGCAGGTTCAGCCGCTCTCTCGGGTGGTGCGTCTGCGTCCACTGCTTCGCCCGCTACGGCGTCGACATAGGCCGCTTCCTGCACTTCGCCATTCGTGTCCTTGATGACCGCCTGGTCTGCGCGCAGCGCCGTCTGCATATCAACAGACAGGACTCCGTATTTACTCAGCAATAACCGCAGAGGCGTCTTGACGCACATTTCGTGCTCGTTGGTTTTCCAGATCCCAGAATTAGCGCCGAAGGATTTGGAGTAGCGTTTCGCGTGATTCAGGACCTGCTTTTTCGTCATGTAAATGGTCTTTTCGAATCCATTCAGGAGCTTCAGGTATGACATGAATCCGACGATCTTGTCCGTCTCTCCGTTGTCGCGTTGCTTCCAAGTCTCCGGATCTGTCAGTTCAATGTCCCCATGAAGCGGATCCCACTTTTTGATTTCATCCCGGTATACCTCCGTCGCATGGATCGTTTTATATTGCCCGCTCCTCATGGCCAGCTGGATGTATCCCTTGTAGCCCATCTGAAACTGCGCCTCGTCCCCATAGGGAACGATGTAAGCGAATCCCAGCTGCTTGTTTACGGGCAGATCCAGCGTCGCTGCAACCATCGCCGACCCGATGATCGTGACCGGCTGACACTTCTTTAATTGCGGCGACGCATTGACGAGGGACAGAATGCTCGAGGCGAATGCGGCCGAGCGTTTTCCGAGGACCTCATCCAGTCGATCTTTAATGTCGATCCGCTTCAGAAGCGTTTCCAATCGATCAGCTGGCTGTAATTGCCCCGCTGGTTGTGCCAGCGCCTTTCCCACTGCTTCAGTCGTTGCCATGTCTATTTACCTCCAAGTTTTTTGACGTCAAATTTGCGGAACTCCGTAGCCTTTACGGAGAAGGCTGCGCGCTTCTGGTGTTTCCAAGTGACCTTCCAGTCACCCACCACGGCGATCTCCGCATCAGCCATTTTCAGTTTGATCTCGTTGTCGAGTTTTTCGGCCTGAGCCTCGCAGGTCGCGGCGTCCTGATAAAGCGCATTCCGCATTTCAAGGAGCCTTGCTTCATCGTCGCCAAATTGGATCTGCTTTCCAGGTTTCTGCTGAGGAAAGAGTTTGTAGAGGATGTCGGAGTCGCCGGCCGTCACGATCTGCGGCATCACCTTCGGAACGATATAGTTATTCCAGAGGTTGCTTTCGCGCCGGACGATCTCCGCGATCATGCTGTCGTCGCGCAGGACCTTCCTGAATTTGAAGTCCTCATTGCCGATCAAAACGCCGATATAGGCGTAGTCGTAATGCTCTTTGGTGACTTCCAGATCGTGCATGGTCTGGATGATGTACTCGGTCGGGATCTCGTCGTCTCCGGCCCATTCCTTGGCCTTCCGGATCGTGCAGGTTTTGCATTCCAGGAACGCGCGCTCGCCCTTGATCTTCCGGTCGATCTCGGCGGATAAGAATGGATATTTGGGATGATAGAAGCGCTCGTTGGCCTTCTCGGTTTCAAGCCCCGTTTCTTTGGTGAACAACGCGGCAACGGTTGGCTCCAACGCCTTACCCACCATCATGGGGACGGATTCGATCCTGTCGGATTCAACGGTGCCGGTCTTTTCTGCCCAGACCTGTAACATGGTTTTCCAGCGCGACATATTCATGACGGCCGGCGCGTCGCTTCCTCCGATGAACGTCTTGCGGTCAACTTCCGGGGCTGTCGTCGTGTTCATTGTTGCGGTCTCCCAGTTTTCATTTAAAGCGGGTCATCATCCACGTCCGGTTCTTGGTTCCTGATATTGTCTTCCTCTCGCTCGTAGGCACTGTCAGCCCATAAACACGCCGTGTTCACGGATTCAAGAGCGGAATAAGAGGGGTGGGTTTCCATGATGTGCGCGGCCATCGCGTCCACTCCTGTTACCATTCGATTGCACTCTCCGCATTCGATCTCGATCGTTTCATCCGTGTAGCCGGTGTCGATCGGTTCCTCATAGTGTGGGGTCTCGCAGAGAAAGGCGCGGCAGGAGTGGCTCACCGCACAATCCTCAAAATGACCTCGTGTCCCACGCACGCAAACGCGCAGAGGACAGCCAAAACGGTGCAGACCTTTGATAGGACCGACAGGAATGAATCGAATGAATCTTCCCGGCGTTGAGTGAGGCTGATGAAACCTTTCATTGGTTCGCTCTCTTTTCACTCGCCTTGATCGCTTCGTACACGTCAAAGCATCCGGTACAACAGAACCCCGCATCCTGGGCGGACTTTTCTCGGGGATGCGGAACGATTGGGAATCCGCACTGCTTGCAGGGCTTCATCGGTCCCTCGTTTCTTCTTCGTCGCGATCACAAGCGGCGCAGAACTTCCCAAACAGGATCCCGGCGGCAAACGACAGAACTCCCCAAATGACCAACCCGATCAAGATTTTCATGCGGCCCTCCGGTCTTTTTTTGGCATCTGCATCTCCGTGATCTGGTGACCTTCAGCGGCGTGGATAATGGATTCCTCCAAGGTCAGCCACTTCCGGTCGTCTTCGCAGTAATACGGGTTGTCGGATAGCATCAAAGGACCTCCTCAAGTACGACTTTCGGTGTTCCGTTCCGCTCAAATGACCCTTCTTTGCATCCTTCCGCATAGTGGAGAATCTCTTCCGGCCTGAAGCGGACGTTATTGGGGCCAAAGCGGTAAATGGGGAAGCACTGGGTGCGGACTTTTCGTTCGATGGTCGATGACGACCACCCCATCCACTGCGTCAGTTGCTTTTTGGTGATGAAGGGGGGAAGCCCACTCATTGGATTACTCCGTCGAAGAACTCATTCCATGGCAGGGTGATGTCGTAGGCTTGGAGAATCAGAAGGACCAGCCATGTCGGCGGCTTGTGGCGGCCGTTTTCAAACTCTTCAAGGCGATCCTGCAGATACTCCACCTTAATGTGGATCCCATCCGCGCGCGCCGTTTGTTGGAGCCGTTCTGCGATCTTGCTCCGGGAAAAATCCTGAACCTCTCGCCAAATTCGGAACCTTTCTGCATAAAGCAATTTACGCCCCCCCTTGTATCTCGCTCGTGTTTGTCCGACAGAAAAGCTGGCGCCCCGTGTTTTTTGGGCTGTGGGTACTTTGGAAGTTTCGGGATTTTTGGGGCTATTCGCGGAGAGGATCATTGGGTAACCTCTATGCGAAAGAAAAAAGAGGTGGCGGCCCACCCGGCTTTACGGGTGACGCCAGACCCCAGGTATAACCGAGGGTAAGGCGTGGCGAGACCGCCACAAAAAGAAGATCCCTCGCGGTTAGCCCGCCAGGGTTCCTGATGGTTGTTCATATTGGTATCTCGCCGTTTGCATGTCTAAACTCCGTTTGTTACCGTTGAGCTGGTTGATGTCTCGACGGTGAGCGTCCTGTCTGACCACAGTATGCCCCAAGTATGCTCACCTTGTCAAGTATTTTTTTATTGGAGGATCTCATGGCGCGGAAAAACCCGTTCACTCGGGTAATGGTTGATCGTCGTATTTACGCCGCTGTGGCGAAGGTGAGAGAACTAGAGAACGCGGGGCAGATTCGTACTGCGTCGTTGAATGCTTATTGTGAACAGATCCTTTGGGACTATGCCCAGGGGAACCTGGTGCGGAGGAATGTTCCTAGACGAGCTGAAGAGCCGATCCTCGGAGACGTTCGACTTTCGAAAGCAGACCCAAAGCGAAAGCGCGAACTGCCTCCGGGTCACGAAAAATCAGCGTAATCTGTTCGCCCGATTTAAGGGTGGCATCGGCTTCAATGGGCTCCATTTCCAATAGTTGGGGGTTCATTTATTTCCTTGTGAGCAGGGATTAGATTTAACGATGGAAGAGGGGAAGGAGCAGCGCGAACGGCCACCTGGACTCCGGTTCTCATGATGGATGGCTGACCCGAAAATAACTTTTCCCCTCCAGAAAAAGTTTGACTTAAACAGTATGTAGCAGAGCGCCGTTCCCTGCAATGGGGCTAAAGTTCAATAACTTTTGTTAAGTTTCAGTGACAGTGAATATGAGAAATCTACTCGTTGCGCTTTTTATTCTTTTTCTGAACAGCCTCGTTTCAGCAGAGGCGGTGCGCGTCTCGTGGTCGACCTGGCATGTAGAAGGCGCGCTGACGCCATACCCGAAATGGGTGACCGAAAAACATTCCGAGATAATGCCGCGGTATACATACGAGGAACTGCGTCAAGGATGTCAGGCATGCTCCGACTGGGAAGTGCATTATGCTCCCATCGACGATGTTGATGCGAAATGCGAGAAGGAACGGGAGAGAATGCGGTCTAGCGGTGAAAAATCAAAGAAATCCCTCACTTATATGTTCAACAATTGCCGAGACTACCTCATGATGGAACGTGACGAGTACACCCGTAAATATTTTTCAAAACAATGAAGATCCGCATTCAATTCTCACAATCCCGCTCTGATTATTACCTGGCAGCAGTCTCGCACTGCAAGCGTTTCCCAACCTATAAAGAATGGACCGAAAACGGGGTCTTGTGGCATTCCGTTGAAGTGTCCGACTGGGGATCCTGGCAATCTATTCAGCGATTCGTCGGGAATTGGAAGACCACGACTCATTTCCTCAATGGTGAGTATGCCAACCCCTACGATCTATGGGATCTCTGGACAAAAGAGAAAGCCGAAAAGGAACGCCTGCAGAAGATCGCCAATGCCCGGATCTTTGCGGACACAGCGCCCAAACAGTACCGGTTCAACTGATGGCCTGGAATGTCTGGATAGAAGACAAGCCTTCCGGGAAGTTCTTGGTCCGGCGCCGGCATTCGTCCGGAAGAAGCCTCCCTTCAAAATCGTGCAGCACAAAGTCTCTGGCGAACGAGCTTAAAAAGAAGTGGTTGAGAGAGCTGGAGCTTCAGGATCTGGGCATGGTGGATCCGCGCCGCTCCGTCCATGAAGCCATTGACCAGTTCATCGAAGAGTTGGAAAGAAACGATCAGCTTCCCTACACGAAGCACTTCCGGACCATCAAGATCACCTATCTCGCCGACAAAAAGATGTTTTCAGAACTCACGCGAGAATCGATCCTTCTTTACAGAACCGAGATCATTAAGAAGCTGAGGCCCGCCACGGTTAGAAGCTATCTCCGGCATTTGGCCGCCTGGCTGTCCTGGTGCGTCAATCAGGGTTTTCTCGCGGAGACGCCTTTCAAGCATATCGAGCTTCCCAGTTATACGCCACAGCCAAAGTTCCTCACCGATGACGAGATCATGGCCATCGATCGCGCCGCGAAAGGCCCCATCAAGCTTGCCTGGCGCCTGGCCTACACCACGGGGCTCCGCCAGAAGAACGTCCGGCAGCTCCGCGGGGACCAGATCGAGGATGGGATGATTGCCGTCCAGCGGACAAAGGGGAAAAAGCCCATTTCGGCGCCACTGAATGAACGGGTCCTGGCGCTGCTCCCTAAACCCCTGCCAGCGGGCCCCTTATTCCCGGAGTGGGCCGGGGATCCGGACGGCCGCTACGCCCTTGATAGAGCGTTCAGGCGCCTCAGGAAGGCGGCTAAAGTGCGTCAGGGCATCACCTGGCACATGGCGCGGCACACGTTCGTTAAAAAGGGCCTGCAGTCCGGCCTAACCACTTTTGAAGTCATGGGGTTTACCGGCCACGTCTCGCCGCAGTCCATGGCCCCCTATGCGCATTTTGAGATGAGCCGACTAAAAGACCGGCACAAAATGATCAAGTTCCCGAAGGCACATTAGTGGGAAGATGGTGGGATAGATTTGGATTTATTTGATGTTTCATGATGTTCGATGATGAGCGGTGATGACGGTATCCATCGTCTGAAAATATGCACATCCGATGGCTTACGACGGAAGATCAAAAGAGGGCACACAGGACTCAAAATCTGAATGGCGTAGTCTATAATTCGAATCGTTTTAGTGTTTTGGTGGGAAGATAGAGGACTGTTTCTTGAATTTTTGGCCCCGTGGTGGAATGGTAGACGCGATGGACTCAAAATCCATTGCCCGCAAGGGTGTGTCGGTTCGAGTCCGACCGGGGCCATTCTTTTTACCAGGCGTTGAACTTCCTGGGCACGTTCGTGGGGTTTGGCGTGATGGATGTCCTTAAGGCGCGGAGTCCCATTGTAGACCTGGTTGACAGGTACCGCATCGCGCGACCTGTGATTGAAGGCATTCCAGCGAGACCAAAAGGTTTATGTCGGAGCCGTTTGGACCGCGGCTTTGGCGGCGTGGCATTCCAACCGTGACCCCAGTTTTCATACATCGTCAGATACCTCAGTGAGAACAAGGGCGGCGGGAGGGGGACCAACCGCCGCCCAGATTCTCAACATTACTGGACGGGCGCACCCGAACCGAACTGGTAATTCACATCAAAGAACAGGGTCACAGGATGAGACCTTGAAATGATCGGAGAGCTGATCGCAGGCCCTACGTTCAAATTTCTCATAAAAGCCATCTCTTGAGTCGGCGGGTTCTTAAACAGATCGAAGAACGACGTGATCCGGAATCCGACCTTGAACGTGTCGGTGACCTTTGCGTCGTTGTTATTGACCTTAATCCCCCCATAGGAGAACGTCAGGAAGCGGTAATCAGCGATGCCGGCCAGCGCACTGGTCGCGGTGTCTCCACTTTCGAGGTTCCCGGCCCCGGCCAATTTGACGGCCAGACCGGCTTCTGCTTTCTTTCCGAATGTCCACTGAAGATTGTCCCGGACATCCGTGATCGGATTCCAGGCGTGGGCTGATTGAAGAAGCCCCATGACCATGATGGCCACGGCGGCGATGATCCAGACGGGTAGGCGCAGTTTCATTTTAGGCTCCTTTATGCGGGTTTCGCTGGCTCCACGGCGGCCTGTGCAGCTTGCTGGGCAACCGGGGCAACAACGGGGACGACGTGTTTTTCGTGGAATTTCTGAATCAACCACTCGGCGCTCACCATCAGCGTTCCGGTGATGAAGGTCTCGAGAACCCGCTCGTTGACCGGGCCATTCAGCTTGATCACCAAAGGGATACCGATTTTAGAAGCGGCCATCATGACCACGGAGAAGCTGTGATCCAGGGTGGGGCCGGTGAGAAACGCAATGACCCTGGCCGAGATGAATGATCCGGCTGTGTAAACGGCACGGATGGCCAGCTTGTTTTGAGCCCAATCAGGCAAGATGCTGAACAGTTTTTCAATCATAGAAGCCTCCTATTTTTGCGGCACAGTCTCGAGAAGTTGGTAGGAACCATCCACCATCGTCAGGATCTGTCCACAGCGATCGATTTGTCGGTACGGGAACCCCAGCGAAAGGTGGATCCACTCCACAACGCCGCCGGAATAGTTGCGGTTGGCCTTCTCGTAGATCATCTGCCCGAATTTGATCTTCCCATCCTTGGCGGCCGCGCGAAGCCGTTTAAACGCATCCGGGACGCTCAGGCCGCCCTTGGGCACGCCATCGCCGGCCTCACACAAAAGATGCTGGCTCCGCGGAGTCGATCCTATGGCGGCATTGAGCGCAGGGCAACGGTAGGCGCTGGGAATGATCCAAGGGCAATCAGTGATCAGCCGGACGACTTCATAGAGATTCGCCACCTGAATGAGCTTGGCGATCTGATCCTCCGTCACCTGACGGTTCATAGCCAGAAATTCGGCGTGATCCGTGTGCGTCAGTTCGTAAAGACTGAAATGTTCCGACAACTTGCGGTCTTCGATCATTTGGGGACTCCCTCCGAGCGGTCCGAGGCGGCCGCGCCAAGTCCATCCCATTTGCTGGAGCAGGTCACGAATCCACATTTTGGGGTTTCACAGAAGATCCGATATTTCCCTTCGCAAGGCTGTCCTGCGCATAGGGACCCGCACCGGGGACATTTAAGGCGCGCGTACCAGAGACGTCCTGTTTGCACGCATTCGGGCAATCGCTTCCCAGGCTTCCGGGCCACTCGATCAGTCTTTCGCCGCATTTGGTGCAAAAGTTCGGACACGTATGAGCCTCCTTACCGGATGCGCTTCGTGATCTCTTGAAGCCGTGCGATCGCCACCGTCGTCTCCCGGTTAAACTCTTCCTGTTTTTCTTTCCAGGAGAGGATCGCGATGACCTTGTCGTGATCATCCCGGACAACCTGGTAAGCACCGCCAATCCTGAAGAGCATCCCAATCAAAACGCCGACGATGCCGGCGAAAGTGGCCGCCACCGGAAGCCAACGGTCTATGATCCTTCTACCCTTTTTATCGTGCTCATCATTCATGAAAAATTCCCCCTTCTCTATCACTCATTTCCTATGCTCCATCCTGTCTGTGATGTTTCCAATGAGCCAAACAATGGCCCCGATCCAAAGAAGTGCGACGATTCCGTAATAAGCGTTCATCGGAAAGTACCGCCTCCGATTAGTTTGAAATCGCCTGTCAAATAGTTGTTTATGCCGACGGTCCCGGCGGGGATGAGGTTGGCGATGGCGTTCCGGGCGTATTCCCAGTTGTCTGGGTTGTTTGTCCATGACCTAGGCCCGCGATAGTAGGTGCAGTCGGTTCCCGTGTGCTGGGTCAACTCGTAGCACTGGTTTTCCCAGAGAATCTGAGGAACCATCGAAGCCACGATTGCGTTCGTAGCAGCGGCGTTCACCGCTCGCGCCATGACAATAAGGTCATAATCTTGGATGCTCTTTCTGGTCATCTTTAATCGACGAGAAGCGAATGGGGCATTAACGCCATAGCTCTCAGCTGGATAAACAGCATCCGTTCCGGGGTACATCAATACCCCATCTCCGTTAGTGTAATTCCAGCCGGTCCTTCCTCTTTGAGCGTCGTAAGATCCCGTTCCGCCGAACGTTGCGGCATCGCTAAATAGATGTGTGTTTCCCATTCCACCCTGATAATTGTTGTAGTAGGTTGATTCCCAATAGAGGTGAACTGGTATGCCCATCTTTGCGTCACCCCACGCGATTACGAGCGGAGAAATTCCATCATCTTCGGTCGCTATGGTCCCGCTCCAAGGAGCCTTGCCGTTATAGGACCCAGCTGTGGTAGTTCCCGGCGTAAGCCCCTGTAAATAATTATTTGCAGCTGCTTGCCAAGTCGGAGATGAAACCCCGATCCATCCTGTTGAAAATGGCATGTTGACGTAGGGTGCGCCGGTCTGAACGCTTGTCCAGTTTGACGTGACCATCCCATTAACTTTGTACCCGGAAACCTGACATGCCGTTACCGTGCTCAGCCAGTTTGACCACACGGGGACTCCCGTGAGAGTCTCGTCGGCGAGGTAGATAAATGCCCGAACATCTGGGTGATTGTTTTTGAAATACGTTGCCCAAGCGCTGGCATGAGCGCAGAACACAGTGGCGTTCGTCGTCGACCACGCAGACTGCCACGGGCTCCCATATGTTCCAATCGAATAGACAGTGTCACCCGTGCTTTCTCCTCGAGCCATTCCGTATCCTGTCGCGCTTGCGTACAGATCGCCAGAGAGTCGAGCAGAGTCCGTTGGTGAGGGGACATCTCCAACGAGATTGTCGATTCCGAACGGGGTTGTTCCATGCCTGTGAGCCATCTGGAGGAAACGCTTCCGTGTCGTGTAGTACGGTTCCAAATTCGAGTTCGCAGGAAACCGTACACCGTTCATCCGTTCCGTGATGTCATCCCGTCCAACATTCAAAAGGTATTTGTAATTTGGAACGTCAGGGTATGTGGAGTTTCTGACAGTGAGATTAACGGTGATCGTCTTTACCGTCGATCCGTTCTCTTTCACGGTGATCGTGGCGGTGTACTGTCCTGCCGGGAGGGTCTTTGCAATGTAAACGTCGAACCAGATCGACTGAGAGCTTGAGGCGTACACGGTGAAGCTCGACCCGTAAAACTCGTAAGGCACCATGATCTCGGGAATGCATTTGTCGTGGTCTGGGCGGTCTGCCCATACTGTCCCACCGTTTGCGGAGCATTGACCAGCTGTCATCGTGCACGGAAGTCTAAACTTCTCGGGAAGATGCTGTTGATCGTACTGCTCATACGTCAGCATTGATATTCCCTCGATTTTCAGACACCGTTCGAGAAATTGCTCAATCGGTCTACCGGTCCAATCCCACACGTTCGATGACGACACGGCCACCGATGAGATACTTCCCCCTGATCCTGTGAACCCGCTCATAGAAACGCTGACGCTCCCAATGTCCACCGCTGTGTTATTTCCGATAACCAACTCAATCCCAAGCGTCCCGTTCTTTGATTCCGTGAAATAGGCGTTGCTGGTTCCATCCCAGAAGTAGCTCGTCGTTGACGGAGGAATGTCGTCTTGGGGAACCTTAATACCTCCGTCTGACATGTAGAAGTGAGTGAGCGCTGAGTGTGATGTCGAAGGAATCAGAACGAGAAGAGCGATGAAGGACAAACGACTCAAGGTTTAATCCCAACCTGGTACATAGATGGGAAGTAGGAACCTCCAGCCCATGTGTACGTAGACTCATAAGACCCTGGAGAAGTGACAACAGTATCCTGAATCTGTTGAACGTATGACGCAGTGTTCGTCATTCGACTCGTTCCAGACTGACCAGTTATCGTCAATCCAGTTCCTTGTCTTAAAGCCGAAACCATCACGACGTTGCTTGCCGTTGTCGTAGCGGGGCTTGAGTTCATCGTTAGGCCTCCACTTGTTACAGCAGACGCGCTAGAGCTGTACACATCAACAGGAGCCGTTAGATTTGCGCCAGAATATTCAGCACAGAATCCATCCATGCCGCCGGGCCAGTTCACGTGGTCCGTGCAAGAAATTACACCTGTACCCCCAGTCGTGTTTTTTGCAACGAAAGCCTTGATGCTGGAGTTCGATCCGGCGAGAGTTTGTGCCGCGTATGCCGTGTATGTATTCCCAAGAGTATCTGACATGCTCGTGGTCCCATTCGTATCTCCAGACCCACAGAAGCAAACAAGTGTGTTTCCGCTTCCAATGGTGATAGTTCCTGTCTCACAATTAGACCCGCCGCCGCCTCGATAGGTCATCGAAGAAACACGGACGAATGTTGGCGCAGATCCTCCACCACTAGACGCAGTTCCAGACGAAAAAGTGACTGTTCCACCGCCAGATCCAAAATTCATCGTGATTCGTCCGGCGTGAGAGATTGATGGGATAAGCAACAATGCAACAATCAGTTTTTTCATAGTTTCCCCGGATTCGTGAGCAGGGTACACATGCTCCCATTCTTCAGCTTTGCATCTTGACCCGCTAGTTCACTATGGAACCTCACGACAAGATTTCCGGCATTTGCTCCGTTCTGGAGTGACCCATAAAGCCTGGCAACATAGGTTGTGTTGATGGCCTGGACAGCCGTTCCCGTCACGTAGTCATCAGATGAGGAACCCCATCCCCAGAACATCCCAGCCGCTGCATCTGCCGCGATTGGGATCCCCACTGTGTAGGAAATGGCACCGGGAGCTGATGGGGTGTTGAGGGCAAACGCTATCCCGGTCGTCGTGGTGGTCGTTTGGAACAGCAGATAACAGTCGATGTAATAAGTCGTGTTCGCAAGTACAGGGAATGAGATCGGCGTGGATGCGTTCCCAGTACCATTCGTTGTCGAGTCAACTTGAAGCATGTATACCTGGGGAATGTTGGGCGCGTTCACTCGTGTCGATATGACTATCCCGTAACCATCCGATGAAGTCGATTTAATTACCATCTGCGTGGTCGCACTTGTCACAAAAATAATCTGTGCTCCCGGATCTGTCCCAAGCGTTCCCGCGCCGACTACCACATCACTGTCCGAAGAGATTAGATAGGCGCTCTGGGGTCTCATGTACGGCCATGTCGCGTTAGAGAATCCTGAGTTGTTGATTCCCATACAGGCAAAGTTCTTCGTGTTATTCCCTGTGTCTGAGGTGGCGCAATACTCGGACGCGGCATTCGAACCTGTAGAGAAGTTCTGGATGTTTGTTTGCATAGGACCGTTGAAATTTCCACCGATAAAGTGGGGATTGTGGGGGTATGCTGGCCAAGACGTGACACCATCCTGAAGAACAACGGAACTCGTCACAGTCACAATGTTGAACGTGCTTCCGATCGTGTCGAAATAGATTCCCTGCAGAGTCATGGAGGAAATATTGTCCAGAACGAGACTAAACACGCTGCTGATCGTGATCGTGCTTCCGTTGTTCAGGAAATTGGCGAAACCGCCAAGAGATCCAGCGCTAGACACCTGGACAGACCACGCAGGACCAGCCGGAGAACCACTCCCTCCAGACGCATTAATCGTGATTGTGTTCCCTGACTGCCCGAGCGTCACATTCGTACCGGCCAGAATCGTGGCTGAGCTTGTAATGGCTGGATTTCCATAGGAGTTGATCGAAGGGACACCGCTACCCGAAGGGATGCCACCATCAATGATTGCCCCGTTTGTGCTCGAGATGAGCGCATAGTGCCCAACGGTAAGCGTTGAGCTGGTCAGGACGGCCCGATAATCAACTGGATCCGCCTTGGGCGTAAAGATGGGCCACGTGCCTGGGCCATTCATAATTATCGCGCCCGTTATAGTGAGAGTAGTCACCACAAGATTGGTGAACGTTGAAGGGTTTACGTTTGGCCAGTTGTAGACGCCGGACCAGGTCGTGCTGTCTGTGGAGAGAACTCCAGATCCAGCAGTTGCGGCGATGGTCTGATTCGGCCACGAGCCTGTTATTGTTATGTTCGCCCCTTGGACGAGAGAAGGAGTCGCTGTTCCTGTCCCGCCATTGGCTACAGGAAGCGTTCCAACAACGCCTGTCGACAGACTGATTAGAGTTGCACTAAATGCTCCGGTGGCTGAGTTGTAGAGGATCGGTTGAGTCGCCGAGAACGACGAGAAATTGACCTTTGTATTAATCTGAGTGAGCAGCGTTCCGGTAGATTGAGCGACCGAATTAAGCTGCGTCTGAATCGTTCCTGTCGCCAAGGCAACACTGTTTACCTGGGTCTGGATTGTTCCCGTGGATAATCCGATATTGTTGGCTTGTGTCTGAAGGTTAGCCAAGTTGATCGAGTTTCCTTGGAGCGTGACAGATCCAGAATTGAGGGTGAAAAAGTAGGTCCCTCCGCCCTGCAAGACTCCCTTCGTCGTCGCGTTATCAAAAAGGAGAACAAGGGAAGGAGATGAAGTGATCACGCCGGCGTATCCGGACGTCGTGCCTGTTCCGATCGCCAAAGAGGATCCGCCGCTCCCGGCCGATATCGTATTGCACCCAAACGTATTGGTGGCTGCCGTGTAGGTCATTGCTTTCCCAGCACCTTGGCAGTCTGATATAGCCTTCGCATCCATTCCGGTCCCGTTCCCTACCATCACAGAGTCATCAACGGAAGTCGAAATGGTACCTGTGGCCAATCGGACGGCATTAAGATCTGTTCTCAAAGAGGCGGTTGAAGATCCAACGGCATTCGCCAGCGTTTGAGTGGAAAGAGCCGTCGCGTTTAAATCGGTTCGGAGTGAACCCGTCGACAGGCCGATTGAATTTATTTGAGTCTGCAATCCAGTGATCTGGTTCTTGAAGGCGTATGTCGCCGTCGCGCTCGACATGCTGAGGTAGGTGCCCGCCGCCACCGAACTTTGCAAATAGGTCGCGGTGGCGGACGAGCTTTGGAGGTAGGTGGCCGTCGCAGAGCTGAGAGTTAAATAAGTGGATCCCAGGCCGTTGATCTGACCCTGCAAAGATCCCGTTGAAACGCCAATATTATTGAGTGCGGTCTGGAGATCTGTCTGAGCCGAAAGGGTTCCGCTGATGCTTCCCCAGGCGCCGCCGCCCGCCGCGCTTGACCATGCGAACGTCGCGGTGTTTCCGGCAACAGAAGCCAATGCGAGAACCTGACCCGTTGCCCCCTGGCTTAGGGGCATGATCAATTTATACGTCTGGCTCATCACATTTGGGGCTTTGATCTGGATGTAATGGTTGGCTGAATCGTAGAGCGTGACCGCGTTATCCGCCCGCGCGGCCGGTGACAGGAACAGGAAAGCTAAGCAGATTAATTTTTTCATGATGCCACCCATACCCCCGTTTCGTCTATGGTAATGACCCAGCTTTTATTGTTTGAGTCCACGAGGATGAACGATTCCAGTGCGCCGGCATGAGAACCGCCGGGAGTCGGCTGAGGGTTTCCTGACGTGTCGATCGCCATAATCCAATAGAGCCCATTTGGATCTTTCATCACGACGGTATTCAGTTCTGTATAGGAGGAGGGACCGGATGGAGTCGCAGAAAAATGGATCCCGCCGGCGGTGTCTACGGTCATAGCCCAACGGACATCCGCGGTGTCGCGGAATATCATGGCCGACGGCTGGACGCCTGGTGTTGGGATCGTACCCAGGGCATCGGGCAAAACATAGAAATCGGTCCACTTGCTCTTGATTGGAATCCCGCCGATGTAGGCCAACCCCTGAACCATGTAAAGCCCTGACTGAGAAAGATCGACGAGCGTGCTGCCATTGTTCCGGGTTCGATATTTAATCCGACCATCAGCGCCGTCTGTAAAAAGTGTTGCCGCGAAGTCCTGGCGCGTGAGTCCATCAGGGTAAACGAGGGATATGGTCATCCCTGTGGCTGCCTGAAGAAGAATCGGATCCCCCGTCGAATAGTCTTGGATCTGGACTACGATCTCAGAAACAGATCCCTGCTGGTAATACTGCCCGCTCTCCGGCGCGTCTCCGATATTCATGGGGCCTCCACTCTAAGCAGGCTAGACGTCACGGCCTTCACGTATAAATAGACCTTCACGTAGAAAGGTGCCGTCTGAAAAGGCACCGCTCTAACTCCTGAGAGTCCAAGCGTCGACAGCTGATCCTGAAATGCGTTCATCACACGATCACAAAGGTGTCTGAGGCCACCGGCGCGCTGGGGAGTGGCGAGTTTCCGTAGCAGATGAACGTGAGCTTTCCACCGGTCACTGCGTAAGCGGTGATAAGCGCGATGATGCCGGCATTGTTTCCGCTGGTGAACTGCAGCACGCGGCCTTTATAAGCGTCGGGAGTGGTATTGGTCAGATTGGTCGTCATCTGACTGGTGGTCAGTGTGCCGGCAGCTGCCACCCCGGCCTGCATCGCGGCGGCTGATTTCGACAGATTGGCGGCCGCGATGGCACTCCCGTTGATCTTTCCTACGTCAACCGTAGACCCTTGAGTTAGGACGTTTGATCCATCCCAGTCAAACCAGTCTTCGTCTACCGGGGTATCCCCGGCGGCTGGCGATCCACCGAGCTGGACGTAAAGAGTCGCGAAATACCGACCAGCCGGGAGATAGCCAGGGACCGTCAGAATGTAGCGACCGGATCCGGATTGCTCTGGAGTGCTGTTCACGTAATCAGACCAGTGGGCCTGGTTCCAGATTTCCAGAGAGGACCCATTCCCGACTTTGGCATCGAGCCCGCTTGTTAAATGCGCGTAGGCGGTTTGGCCAGTGGCGGCATGAAGCGCAAGGATTCCCATCTTATTGCCTCCCGATGCAGTGATAGGTCAGCGTGCCGCTCGTTAAACCAGCGGACGTCGTGATCGTCATGCTCGACGTAGTGATCGAAGAAATTACGGCCGATGTGGCTGTGAATGTTGTCTGTGCCACGCAATAAGGCGCATACGTGTAGGGCTGAGAAAAGACGACGCCACACGATGTCGGAGCCCCTGTTCCCGTCGTAATCGACCCGGCAATGTCACTCCCGGTAATCGCAGGGCTTCCAGTTCCACAAGAACTCACAGATGGTGAATGGATGGCTTGAACGGTCAGGTTGTCAGCGGCCACTGTCGCCGTGTTCGACGATTTAACGACTGCGCCATAGCCGATGGCAGTAGAGTTGAAAAGGATCTTCGAGCTATCGGCGTCCGAAAACGCGCCGAGGTACGTGTTCCAGCTTCCGCCGGCCAGGTCATGAATCCCAGCGCTGAATCCGATAGCCGTAACCCCGGATCCCCAGGTCAGATTTTGAAGCGCGGCATACCCGACAGCGGTATTGCTGTCGCCATGAATGTTGTAGCCGGCCGCTTCTCCAATTGATGTGTTCCATGAACCGGAACTGGTCTGCTGAAGCGACTGAGCGCCCCACGCTGTGTTGTAGTTCCCAGTCGAGAGAACGAGGCAGGACTGCAGGCCTCCACACGTGTTGTAGTTGCCGGATGTGATCCTGCTTAACGCAGAATATCCGTGACTCGTATTGCTCTGCCCCGTATTGACCTGAGAGAACCCGGGCCCGAATAAAAACGACCCGTTTCCAGAGTTCCAATACATTAATGGCGTTCCCGAGACACTTAAATTGCTGGTGAAATTAAGGGTCGTCACAGACAACGTAAACCCGTCGAAAGTCATGTTGGCGGAAGAGGTTAAGGCTGTCCCGCCGGCGTTGGAATATGGCACCCGATTCGCAGACACTCCAGTTATGCTGGTGTAATTCAGGTTTGTGAGCAGATTGCCATCAATCGCAGGAAGCTGGCTTCCGGCCGACAGCTTGACCAGTTGGTTGGCTCCGTTGAACGAATTGCCCTGGGCCGTGATGCTGGAAGTGTTCAGGCTCAAGAAGTTCGTGGATCCAACAGCCAGAGAAATAAACTGGGCATTATTGAAGCTGGCCGCGGCTGTCGGTGACGTGATGGCCACGAATGCCGAGGCGGTGCCAGTTCCGACAGCCAGAGCGCTCCCAATCCCATTTACGCCGATGGTTTGATTTGGCCAGGTGCCGGTTACTGAGACATTGTTTCCAGCGACGAGATTTGGGGTGGCTGTGCCTGTCCCGCCATTTGAAACCGGAAGGATACCCGACACCTCTGAAGCCAAAGCCACGGGACCTGTCGACACGATCGCGCTTGGTCCGCCACGAAGTGGTCCGACCCCCAAGAGTCCGGTGATGGTGAATGATCCAGACTTGAGCCCATACGTTACGGCGGCACCCAACGGTGACAGAATCGTCTGTGACCCCAAAAACACATTGTTTCCGCCGAGCAGGTCATAGCTCACCAGCTGCTTTGAGGCGTCGGTCATCACAAACCGGCTGGCGGTCAGGTTCCCGTTAATAATTCCGCCCTGCACATAAAGACCATTCAACGGCGGCGTAGACGGGGTAGACCCTACCGACATATTCCCAATGACCGCCCACGTGCTAAAGGCCACTTGAGTGCCCGTTACAGCCCCGCCAATGCTCCCATGGCCAGCACTAATCAGCATCGTGTCGACACCATCGGGGCTAAAGATGATCGGTCTTTCCGCGATCTTTCGATTGCTTCCATCCATCCACGACGAATTTGTTTGCCCGATTCCTCCATAAATTGATCCATTGAAAGCAAAATAAAAACCGGTTCTAAAAGGCCCGATGTAATCCGGGTTGTTGAAAACCACAGCCCCGACGTTGGTTGAGAAACTAGCGCCAGAATCGACCACCAACGTTGAGACCTGGATTCCAAAATTATTGACCCATGTAACCGTTCCGGGATTCTGAAGCCCTCCCAAATTCTGAAACATTCGCCAATCGCTGGCACTCAGCGTTCCGCTGCTGCTCGATGAAGCGAACGCATTTTTTTGAACGTACGTGGCCGTGGCGGAACTCAGCGTAAGGTATGTGCTTCCAAGGTTGTTGATTTGGGTTTGCAGCGATCCGGTCGTGACCCCGACCCCAACGATCTGAATATAGAGCGACGCGGTAGAAGCTCCAACCCCGGCGAACCTGGCCTGAAGGTCAGACTGATTGGTTAACGTACCGGTGATAGATCCCCACGCGGGTGACGAGATTGTGGTGGTAGACGCCAAATAAGTCCCATCACCAATAAACGTGATCCGGTTGGTTTTAAATCCGGCGCCGGCGGACAATACGTGCGTCTGGGTGTCAATCAGAACATCCGTTGAGCTGGTGATCGTCTTTTGATTTGAACCAAAGAGAACCTGGCCTGTTTTTACGATGGGCTCAATAGCCCGAACCGAGGTCCCGGCCAGTGTGACGGCCGAGACCCAGGCGGCCAGAGCCAGCCTTCGGGATGTTTTATTCATGGTTTAGTCCTTTGCATTCAGGATGACCTTCAGGTTGATCCCGCCCCAAGTCGGACCCGTCACGCTGTACTGCAGGTATCCATAATCCACGTTTCCAAAGTCCTGAACCGTTGTCGACGAAGGATAGACGGCAGCAAACGTCTGGCTGGAGACCGTCACGTTGTTGGATGTGCTGGAGAAATCCGCGAAGTTGACCCCATCATTGGAGACGCGCCATTTGGCGGAGGCCGGGCCCTGCAGCCATGAGATCGGCGTCAGGGTGAATGTGTGCGCGGTGGTTTGGGAACTGGAACTCGTAATCACGATTCCATTGCCCGTCTGCGCCACGGCGCTCGTGGAGGACAGCTTGATGTTGTTCGCATCGACCACCACGGCGTAATAGGTCGTTTTGTCGGTCAGTCCGCCCAGCAGCGCTCCCTGGCCATAAAGCACAGGAAGTGCCGTCGTGAATCCATGGGACGGAAGGGAAATGACAGACGAGTTAAGAGTCGTCCCGGCATTCGTTCCACCCGTCATCGTCGCCCCGGAGAGCGTCAGATAGCTGGGAGAGTTCGTCGACATGAGGTATTTCGAAGAGACTCCATTAACTGTCGATGTCGCGCGAACAACAGCGGCGACCGCTTGAGCATTTACCTTGACTGTCGCGGCGGCCGCTGTGATGGCCGCGGCCAGACTGGTGGCCGTGTTCGAGGTGGTGGCTCCCGTGCTGAAATCCACGCCGGCGGTGAATGTCTTACCGTTTAGAGTCAGAGTCGCAGCATCCTGACCATTGGTGTATTTCGTCGACGCAATAGTCAGTTTATTGGTGGAGGCTGTCAGGGTGTAGGCGTTTGCCGCGGAGCCCTTGGTTGTTGCAGTTGAATAGACCACGCTGCCGCCGGCGGCCGATGTCGCTGTCACCACGCCAAAAGTCTGGAACATGGCCGCGATGGATGCCGCCGTTCCAGCAGAGGTCCCGCTGGCATCAGTCCAGAAATACCCGTTCTGATAGGGAACGCCGTTGAAATAGATGATCGCGTTCCGGAGGGCCGGATCCAGACCTCCAGAGAAATTTGAGACCGTGTAGGCTGGCGCTGAAGAGGATGTCACGGTATACCCGTTTGCGTAGGAGCCCACGACATTCATCGTCGAATACACCACGGCGCCCACGTTGGTGCTGGTGAAGATGTTTCCAAAAGCCGTATTGAATCCAGACGCAAGTGCGGCGGCCGAGAGGGTCGTGGAGGCACCGCAGTTCCAGTCCTTCCCTTCGACAATCCCACGACCGCTGAAATAGACGGTCGACTTTGGAACGCACGAGCTGATCGTGACTTGGGAAGTAGCCCCAGATCCTAAAATCAGAGCCGTGGAAGGCACTGTGATCTGGTTTGTGGCAGCCACTGACAGCAGGTTGTTGCTGGCCACGGTGATTGATCCAGTAGACTGCGTGCCATCTGTAAACGAAGAGGTCACGAAGTTGGCAGAGGACCACGTCACCTGGACGGATAGCTTAGAGGCGGCGCTCTGAGGATTCCCGAAAGCCTGCAGATTCTGGGTGTAGGTCGTCGTGTAGGCCAGTCCGGATTCGTTTACCAATGTCTGTGCGCCAGACGCCGCAAACGCTGCGACCGGCAGGGCTCCTATAATCAACAACGTGGCGATCAGTCTTCGCATGGCAGTCTCCTTATCAGTATTTGATGACCCAATTAATTCCGGCGCTCGGTTGCATATTGTTATGCGCTGCTCCACCACCTGCATTCGACGTTGATCCACCAGTTCCGTCAGAATCGAAAATAGCGACTCGAGTAGATCCCGTGTTGTCGACGTTGATTGCCGGGTTTAGCTTTCCGTACGGATGACTATGCGCAGGTATTTCCGTCGTGGTCAGCGTGTGCTGTTCCTCTCCAACGTACTGAGCCAGCGTCCGCGCGCTGACCCCTCCCAGTGCTCCTCCGACACCAATAAGCGTCAATCCTTGAAGTGCTGGTGTTCTGAACCGACCAGCTCCAGGAGAAGACTGGCCCCTGAAGGTGTCCCATGTCCCGGCCAAGTAGGTGGAGAGGTCTGGATAAGACGCAGAGGCGTAATCTGTTCCGTCACATTTCAGGTAACCGAAAGGAGCATTTGGGCCCGCGGCCGCATCGACTATTCCTGGCTGGACAGAGGGAGGGTTAAGATAGTGCCAGTATCCGTTGTCCGTCTTGCTTGGAAGCGCATTCCCAGCGTTCCCGTCTGTGAGAGATCCGTAGAACTCAAAGGTCCCAGACTTTTTGACGACACTCCCGATGTAATAGGTCGTCGCTGAGTTCCACTCCGGGACACCTTCCTGAAACCCATAGCAGAGCTGATAGAAAATCAGGTACATCAGACCGTTCATGTCTTCCAGGGTCGGGGTTTTCTTGAGCCCAACGATCGCATCCTTCCATCCGTTATTGACGAAGGCTGATAAAGCCTGGATGCTGTTCGGGTCTTTTGTTGGGAATCCGGTCAACGGGGTCACCCGGGATCCGAATTGACCAAAATGACTTTGATCACCATCTCGCCCAAACAGGTTCTGGAAAACGCGCGTTAATTTCGACATATCAGACCTCCACGGTTGTGAACGCGACCCCAGATGGATGCGGCAGGACATTGGCCAGAATCGCTACATCCCAAAGCCCATCGGTGTCAGGATCGATCGCTTGATGCTGGTAAACCACGCTCATATTCAGGTTGTCCACCACGTTCACGTAATGGCCAAACGTGCTGAAAAGAATCCGGTCTAGACTCCCAAGCCCTCCATCCCAAGAGTGGAGACCTGCGACGAGCTTTATTAGTCGGCGCATCTGAGTGTCAGTGAGGGACTTTGGAACACCGTTTAAATCGTTGTATTCCAGCCAGTTGATGAAAGGATCCGCATCGGAATATTCCATCCATCCGTACAGCGAGTTGTCGGCGTCGCTGTACTCCATCAAAGACCAGTCTTCGTCGGGCACGACACCAAAGACGACACGAGGGATACCGCGATATGACGCGACAATGTCCAACTGAGCGCCGATGGCCGTTTCCAGATCAAAAGCGTCTCTGACCTTTGAGACGATCTGATCCTGAACCAGCGCCTTGATCACGGCATCCACCGTGGCCAGGGCGTTCGGCTGAGTCGCATACTGAAGGATCAGCAGGCCCTTGTAGTAATCGATCAGGTCTTGAGTCGTCATCAGCTCACCGTTATATTCGCGGCCGAAACCGTGAAGTAATGCTGGGCATCCGTCGGCTGAACCATGCTTTCCCAGGTCGACCCATTCGTAGAGACCCCCTGGGTAGCGCTGTTGATGGTCACGATGGCTGTGGGGGCTATGGATGCCATCGCGGTGACGATGTCTCCGATGCTCGGATTTTCACCCAGTTTGTAAACAAGCGCCTGAGCCAGAGCCGTTCCGATGTCGGCATTGGACATGGTCTGGGCACCTTTCCAGATGATGCTGAACTTGATGTAAAGGGACTGAGCGATCGCCGCGTCCCATTGCGCGGTAAAGATGGATCCATTGGGACGTGTCACAGCAAAGGAGGTGCTTCCCTTCATTCCGCAACCCGGGGACTTCTTGGCGTAGATGGCAGCCGCGATATCAGCGGAAGCACCGCCGTTGACGATAGCCCAGACCGAATAGGCTGGGACACCGTTTACGGGGCTTCCGGTGTTGTTTTCCACCACATAGGCATCCACCACGCTGGCAGTGTCTTTCAGCTCCGCTTCGATCGCATCGCTCGGGCCAATGGAGGCTTTCTTCAGACTCTGCGCATGGCGCACTTTCAGCTGGGCATCCGTTTCTTCATCGACCCCGGTAAGATCGGAAGCTGTCGACGGGTTGTTGACGGTCGATATTCCAGCCGTGGCCGTCACGATGTTGGTGATTGTGTTGGCGGTTGTCGGCACGTTCCCGATATCGACCGCATGGAAGAGAAGCGAAGTGGTGGCGGCGCCGGAAAAGGTATAAGACACGGCCAGCTGGAATTGATTGCCGGCTTCGTCTTCGACTGTGAATGGCGTGGATGCGGTCTGGTCCTGTCCAGGAAGCGTCAGAGCCTGCGTCGATGTCACGGAGACATAGGCTTGGGTGTAAGTACCGGCCTGCCGGGAAATTCCATTCAGGGCCACCAGCTGGTCAAGTCGCTGCCCGTAGGAGGTATCGATCGCCATGGAGTTGTAGGCATCCTGCAGAAGCTCCAGAAAGTCCGAGACAGCCTGGGAAAAGATTCCAATGAGCTGACCATCGGGGGAGTTTGAATCGACGCTGATATCAGCTCCGTAAATGGCCTGGTAGGCCGCTACCAGATCGGCGGTTATGCTCGTTTTGGACTGAATGGTCAGGCCCGACTGGTTTAAAGTGCTGGACATGCTATCCCCCTACCTGGAGTCCGGCTGTCAGTGTGAGCGTCCGCTCAAAGGACTGGCTGAAAACGGTGGAGATGCGATAGGTCACAAGGCAGTTACGCGTCGTCCGGTCCAACACGCTCGTCATGCTATCGACGGAAACGACGCCATAAGACTGGAGAATGATGCTTTTGAGTTCATTCAGAAGATTGGTCTCCTGCCCCTTATCCAGCCGCCCGAGCCAATCGACGAAATCACCCAGCGCGAAAAAACAGTCGCCCTTCCAGCTTTGGAGGCGTGTCTTGATATTGAGTTCAATGGCCTGCTCTTCCACGGCATACCCCGCTTTTCCTTTTCCGAAGGTCCAATCACCGGCCGATGTCAGTTGTCTGAAAATCATGCGAGCAGTGTCGCCAGCATGGCCTTATACGCCTCAAGGGCGGCCACGGACGGAGCGGTCAGAGGAAGTGGCCCGGTTACCTGAAGAGCCTTGATCACGTCGATAAGACCGTTAATCAGCGTCAAAAGCGTGGTTGTCCCGTTCTTGATGGTGACGAGAGCCGCCTGCAGATCCACCTCAGCGCCGCCCGTTCCGATGAATTTCAGGCCAGCCGCATCGATTTCAAAGGTGCTGCCCTGGTAGGAGAGGAGGAGCTTGTTTGTGGGGTACGCCGGCATCGATGCGTTTAAGGCATGAAGACCAGGAACGAAGATCCCGTCAGAGAGATTGTGGGCGCGAAGGTCCTGAAGCGGAGCCACCGCGCCATTTTGAAGCCAAGTCCCGATATTCCGATCGGCAAAGATGAGCATCCCTTGATCGCCGGCCGCTATCGGAAATTGAATGAAGGCCCCGCCGCCGGCCGGCGTCATGACCGGGCAGTCATGGAGTGGCTTGTATTCGGCGTACGTTCCGTTTTCGAGCGTCCGCTTCGCGAGGATCTTGACGGTCGCCGTCCGTTTTGTCCCGTCGAAGCTGATCACCTCAGCCGGCATGCAGACCCGGAGTGTGGAGAAGATTTCCTCTTTGAGCTGCTGGAGCACTTCGTAGAAGGACGGATTGACGACAGGGAATGATTGGGTCGTCATGCAGCCACCCCCGCAAAGGCAGAGTCCACAGCCAGGCCAAGAGGCCCCGGACGGAACAAAGTCGCCACGGTCACGATGTCACCGGAATCGACAGCTTCGCTGATGGTCCCCTGGTGCGTGACTTGGAGGAGCTTATGCTCTCCGGATGATGGCGATGCGGAAACGAGTTCCACGTTCTGTCCAATTTCAAGGCGCGGCTCAAACATCATGGTGGCGATCGTCAGGGCTTCCTGGCGGCGCGGTGATCCAATGAGCCCGGTTTCGGCGGAAATGGTGGAGAATCCGCCCGGGATGCTCACATACTCGTTCTGAAGGATGATGTAGATCTTTCCCTTGTTGATGAAGAGCTGGGCGTTTGCCGGGATAATCCGCCGGACCAGCTCTTCCCAGGCATTCCCCGAGAGAACGACGCCACGGGTATCCCTCTGTGAGTCAAAGGATTTGCTGATGAAGAACCCATTCACGCCACGTTCCACGCCAACGATCGACTGACAAAGGACTCTGTAAATCTGTCCGAGCGATGTTCCCGAAACGACGGACTCCTCACAGTTCGCAATCTCGATCGCACCGCCACCATCGACGCAATCAAACTCCGTGACCCAGTCCGGACCCTGCCGGTAGCTGTAGGCCCAGCGGACGTTTCCAACGAAGATTGGAGGGGTGGAGGGTTCATAGAGGTACCCCGCCGAGAAGCTCATGGGGTAGTAATCCAGATTGCTGTAAATGTCCTTGAGGATGTCGTTGCGCACCTTCTCCGGTAGGTTGTAGACGAAGAAATGAGCGGTATTTGTGGTCGGCGTTCCCCGGGCGGTGGTGGTGAATCTCACCGTAAAAGGAGGCCCAAAGGTCCACGTCTCGTGAGCGCCTTTGATCACCATGGAATAAGTGCGCAGGAATTTCATGCGGCCGCCTTCAGAATCTCTTTTTCGGTCTGATCAATTTCTGAGGCAGAGAGAAGGAACAGGCTGATCCGGCCGAACTCAAAATCGTTGATGTCGACGGGGTCTTGACCATCCGATGACGTGACCGCCAGCCCAAAGGGGATCAGCTTCCGCCATTGGCGAAGGATGTTGGGTCCGACACAAAGCACAAATCCGTTTAGAGTGAGCTTCGGATGACTGATGTTCAGGCTCCAGCGCTGAATGGCAGGGCGGTAAATAAACTCCATGGAGAGGACCGACCCATCATCCAGGGTCATGTAGATGAGCTGGTCCGCGTCCGTTGAGATGGTTGTGATCTGTCTCACGCGGCACCGCCTGTCGCTGGGATGAATGATCTGGACAGCCTTGAAAAAGAAACCGTTTTCCCGGCCTGATTCCCTTTGTTTGTCTGGGACTGGCTCTGATATGCAGACCGGCCGGAATTGTTCTGCAGGGCTTCCTGTGCGGTCTGCCCCTGGGAGATGGAGGAAACGGAAGCGAATCGGACCTCTTTCATCGTCACAATGATGTCGCTGATGTCGCTGTTGTCTTCGGCCTGCTCAAAAACGAGCCGTTTGATGATGAAGGATCTAGGGCCGCCCTTCTGCTTAATCGGGTCAAAATAAGCCAAGAGACCGTAAGGGCTCACAAGTGTGAAGACCTGCCGTGTCTCGCGTAAAGCCATGAGCTTTGAAAAGGCCTGCTCCTGCTTGGATGGAGCGGCGGATCCGCCCGCAATGAGACCGACAATGTTCTGGGCCCGGCTGATGACGTTGTCGACCTGGTTGACCGTGTTCTGGGCCTTGGTCAGGACGCTTTTGACTTTTGAGAAGGCCTGGGGGCTGTATTTCCCGAGAATCGCATCCAGCGAGGTCAGCTTATTCTGAAGGCCAGAGATCAGGCCATTTACACCCTGGGGCGCCTTCAGAGTCAGTTCTCCGACGTATCCGCGCATCGTCACTTCCATAGGACGGATCGCGGCGTGATCGTTAAAGAAATTGTTGTACTCGGTGAAGTGGTCAGTGACTTCGGTATCGGCGGTTATAGTCGTCTCGGCTTGGACATCGAACACGAACCCGGCGATACCAGCGGCCGTTGCTGGCTTAACGAGCCAGTTGTTGGCCAGCGTATCCGCGTAATTCCGGCCCTTGGTCACCATGTTGACCGGATTCCAGGATGACGCCGCGGCGCTATTAACGGCGTTGGACGCTCCCGATGGCATGATGTCCGTCAGTGCCATCAGCGACCCCCTCGGTTAAGCATTCGAGAGGTCCTGACTAACGTGTGCTCGAGGTCTAAATTTCCAGCGTCAATGTCGGTCTTATCGACGTTCCCGTAAAAGTTCTGGACTATCCCACCGAATGAGTTTGTCTGTCCTGGATTAGCGAGTATTCCGGGAACCAGAACGTCATCGGTCAGCGCATGGAAAATATTCGAGAAGAGTTGGCGCGTCTTTGCACCTGCGCTGTAGGCGCTCCCCATGGGATCAGATTTATTGTTTGCCATCCAGACGAGGAAATGACTGATCTGTCCGGACAACTCTTTCAAGGCCGGGATCAACCGGATAAGGACAGGAACAAAGTCGCGCCGGATCGTGTCGGTAAACTCGGACAGCTTTTCAGTCAGATCACGGGTTTGATCAATTCCAGACTTCCCTAGAAGCGGATTCATCTTCGACATCGCCTCTGGCGAACTCCATTTCGACGAGAACATGAGCAGCATGTTGGGGTCAATCAGACTGCCGGCAACCTGCGCGAATCCTGCCCGTTGTCGAACATCAAGCCGGCTGTACTTATCCCGCATCTCTGCCAGGAGTTCATAGGGTGATTTCTCGGTGACCCCGGTGATTCCAAGACGACCGAACATTTCAGCGGCTGGCCCAGTCCCATACGTCTTCAGCTGGGCGATCGCTCCAATCATCTTGGTGATGGACCCGGTAGCGGCCTCGTTGTTCAGGCCGACACGGCGCGCGACCATCTGCCATTTTTCCAGCTCATCCGTCGATTCCCCGGTGATCGCACTGAAAAGACGTAGTTGTGTTCCCATCTCCATGGTGCTGGAGGCCATCGACATGAAAGCCAAGTCAAGACCACCCAAAGCCGCCAGACTTCCCAGGATCTTCAGGGGCAGACTTCCGATGGTGTTGGAGAAATCTTTAACCTTTCGGTCATCGACCTTCGTTGTCAGATCGACGAAAAATTCTCCGAGCTTGTAGCCCATCTATTTGTTCTCCCGGTTCAGTTCGACTGCGGTGATCTCGTATTCGCTGACGAAGTTGTCGTATTGCATGGCCGCCATGACCTCATCCATTGGTGCCCGGAGAATGGCTCCCGGGTTCCCGCCCCACCACCCTGCTTTGGCCAGCCTGATTGCGATGGCTAGCGCGGTGGGCGCCTTTACTTCTATTCCCGGCTTTTTGAGAGAGCCCCTTCTGGGATTAATGACCCGGAAGAGGTCCTTGGAAAAAAATGTTCCTGATTCACCTCCACGATCTTTGAAGCCATTTCAAACCAGTCAGAGCAGGCGCGCTCTCCGAGACTGGGGTCGTTGAACAGAGCGGGGGTCACTTTGATCTTGTTGTAGATGACCCACGGAAACACGTTGTAGATCGCCTTCCGAACTTCAGGGTTGAACAGCACAACCTGAGCAAGCGGGAGTTCCTGGTCTTGCCCTAGAACGGCTTTGCCCACGGCTTCCATCAAGGCAACGCCCTCCTCGAAGTTGGCTGGACCAACCTCAAGCGTCGCGCCGCTGCCCAGAAGGAAGGTTTTTAGCGCCATGTCATTGCACCGAGATGTCGCAGTCAGCCCAGGTCAGGTTGTAGACGGCGACGCTCTGATCGGTGTTGCCCTCGGCGGAAGTCAACGCTTCCGGCATGTTTTTAAAGGTCCCGCCCGATAGCTGATGAACCTTGGTCTGCACGTTCCCGGATCCGTCACCGATGCGCTTATAAAAGGCTCCGGTCAGAAGCGTGAAGTCTGACGAGGACTGCTTCCACTGCTGGATTAATCCGTTCAGGTATTTGTCGTCTTCAGACCCAAGGACGATACGCACGGTCATGGATGCCATGCGCCCCATCTCGTTTTTGGCGTAAATGGTGTTGCCGTCCTTCCCGCGCTTCACCGATGAGATGTCGTTCGGGAATGTCACATCGACCGCGCTGGCATCGGCGAGCGCCGTGATGATCCGACCGTTTATGATTAGGGTGTCCTGTCCTGTCGTTGATGCGATTGGCATAGAGCCTCCTTAGGGGTTCACCTGAACGATAAGGCTCGAGCTGTGAATCGCTCCTGCCTCTTTTGCCGCGATCTGCACAACCGGGGCTTTCCGTGCTTCCCGATCTGTCTGGAGCTGCGAGTCCACAGGCAAGCTGTAGACGTAGTAGCCGATGGCCTTAATATTGGCGTGAAGATTGGCGACGTTCCCGAAGACGGTGGGAGAGTTCCACGACCCGGGCGCCAGGATTCCGTTGGAAATCGCCTGCGCGAGGACCCTGCGGTAAGCGTCTTTCAGGCCATCCATTCCCGTCTCGGTCTGCGGGATCTTATTGCTGGCCTGGGCGAGGTAATTGAACCCGGCCACCTGCAGCTGGAGTTTCAACCACATGCGGTTATAGACTTGGTCGAAGTATTCGTTTGCGCCGCTCGTAAACAGGCGCGCCTGCGCGGTCAGTCCTTGGAATCCAAAGGCTGGGTAAACGTCGACGCCGTTCGCGTTGGCCGTCTCCACATCGGTCTGGGTCAGGGTCGCGTCAGGGTCAAAACCGACCAGCTGCTTGGCGTGCATGCTGATGGCGGTCAGGTTTCCGGAGAAGTCCGTTGAGAGTCCACGGGAAGCATAGGCCGCCGCGAAGGTGATGGTGTCGTTGGTAACCCCATTGTTGTAGTAGAGCCCGCGCACCTGATTCTGATTCCGTGCGGAAAAGATCCCAATGATTCCGTTGGCCTGAAAATCGGCCTTCACGTTGCTGGAAACAAAGAGCATCTTGTCCTGGCCCTGAACGTATGCCGCCAGGCTATTGATGGCGGCCGCCGGGATCTGATCCAAGATGACCCCGAAGTAATACACCTGGCTCGCTGTGCGGACCATGGCCGTATGAACCGGCTCAGTCCCGCTGGCACTTCCACCCGATAGGTTAGTCACGCTCACCGGGGCGGTCTGCTTCTTGGAGGCCTGGCCGTAGATCGTCGCGGTGACCAGCGCCGAAGCGTCGACACTGGCGCCGATCGCATCTGCAATCTGCTGGGCTGTCGAGACCCCGGAAGCGATCTGAACCGAAATGGCGTTACCCACGACGCTTACGACTTCAGATCCGGCAGTCCCGCCGGTCGTATAGGCAATCGTGATGGAGTTCCCGCCGGTTCCGGTCGCCACGGCTTTGTAATTGATGTCCTGGACAGTCAGGTCGGCCGCCACGGCTATGCTGTGCTGGCGGGGAATAATGACTAGGCATCCCTGCGTCTGGATTGGATTGGGAGACTGGGAGAAAAACGCATTAGCGATGGCGGCCGCGAGACTGGATGACCCGAAATCCTCAGCGACCGAGGTGGCGTCCTTGTATTGCGCGTAATCCTGAGACCCATACCAGGCCGGCTGCTCAGAGGAAATCAGGGCAACGGTGTTGATGTTGGGAACCGCCAGCCCCTGGGGCGTGCCCTGGAGGGAGACGGTGATGAAGTTTGCGGGGCTGAGGTTCGTCATGGGTTTCTCCTTGTCATGCGTTGACCGTCACCGATGGCGGTACGGCCTGCGTGAAATCGTCGTAGTATTCTTTGGTCCCGTTCACGATCCTGTGGAATGCGGCGACCCGAACCCGGGTGGTGTACCGGCTCAGGTACTGCGTGACCTCGAGCGATGAGGTGTCGGTCATGGGCATCACGTTCCGGGCGATCTGGATCGTGTTGGCCACCTGCTTCTGCTGGGAATAAATGGAGGCCAGAGACGCGATCACTTCCATCCGGCGTTTTCGGGCCTGATCGTCAAAGGACATGATGTCGATCTGTATCTCGTGGAGCATGGCGATATCGACGACCTCATTCTGGCCGCCATCCTGGGCGTCTTCGATGTAGCTGTCGCGGGCTATTTCAACGTCACTGACAGCAGTGATCACCACGAAAAGGCCTTCCGTCGGGATTTTGAACTTCTGATAGGCGAGCATCACCTGTCCATTCTCAAGCCTCATATAGGTTTGAATGATGTCAGCAATGATTTTGATCGGCTCAATGCTCACGATGCTTGCCCCTCGACGAGCTGATATTCGTGGTAGTTATCCCAGTTGCTTCGATTCATGATTCTCAAGGTCACTCCTCGCGGATCCACGATCGCCCAATCCAGCTCAAGACGATCCTGAGTCCACAGCGTCCACCACTGCCATTCCCGCTGGCCTTCCGGCTTCACCAGAAGCCTTTGCGGATCCAGCGGCTGGAGGATGCCATCAATCCAGAACTGCGGGCGATCGTCAGATGACTCCACCACTTCGAAGTCTTCAACCGTCTTTTTGATCACCCGAAGCCGTTCGGTCTGACCAAGGCCCCAAAGGGCGTCTGACACGTCAGGCATCACAGCTTCACCACCTGAGAAGCGACTGAGCGGCGCAACTGGCCCGTATCGATCAGGATGGCCGCCGACCCCTTCCGTTTGATCGTGGATGGCTTGAGCGGCCGCCACATGCCGAATCCGCCCGATTTAAAGGCGGCCAGCACAGCGTCCTCGCAGGCGAACCCAAGATCTTTTAGAACTCGATCCATGTACCCCTGAGCGAGAAGATCACCCATTCCGACACCGGCTTTTTTGATGATCTCGTTCTGGCTGAGCCTGAGCGGCATCATGAGCCAAGACCGCGCCGGGATATTCCTCTCGAAAGATCCCAGCTCATGAAGCATCCCCACGTAGGCGTTATCCACCTCGTTGTCGTCGTTTCGATCCGTTCGGTCACCGAAGATTCCGATGCGCACGGCGTACTTCGACGTGATGCCTTTGACGAACCGTCGGAGCTTCGTCAGGTCATGTTTGACTATTTGGCTCATCATCAATCCCCGGCCCGCGAGCGATCGACACGTTGCCGACCAGCCGTGGGGCCATCATGTGCAGGTAGCGCTGCCCGTAGTCCGTCCGTAGGAATTGCGACAGGATTCTGCTGTTGGCGAGCGATTCAGGGATCGTGTAGTTCAGCGACACACTGCCCACTGATTTGCTCTGGATGACACCGCCCCCGGTATTCCCTGCCCCCTTGCCGGTGACCCTCGACGACGGGCCCCCGGCAGCCTGGAGATTGAGAACCAGCAGATGAGCCGACAGAAACAGGAAAGCCGTCTTCATTTGGGCTGAAGAGGACCACAACGATGTGTTGAAGAGGGGGAGTGCGTCGGCCAGAGCATTTGTGATGTCCAGTTCTCGGACGCACTCCTTCCCCGTTCCATAAACAAAGTCGCGATCGAATCGACTTCTGAAGTCGTCTGTCGTTGGCGGCCAGGCCATGAATCAGCCCTTCTTCCCGCTCTTCTTGGCTGCCGGAGTCGCGGACACGGGAGAAGCCGGCTCATTGGACGCAACGGGCGCCGAAGCGCCAAGCTGTTTCCGGAGTTCAGCGTTCTCTTCTGTCAGCTCCTTGATGCGCGCCTGGAGCTTTTTCGACTCGGCAACGGCCGCCGGCATGACCTTTGCCGCATCGACGATCGTGTGATAGTCCAAGAGGTCTTTGGCCTCCTGGTCATCCAGCGTCTCGATGCTGCTCCCGGGCTCAAGGATGCGCGGCTCTCCATTAGGCCCGGGTCTCATCGTGTAGGTCATCTGCCCTTGATTCAGCACGACAATCCGGCTTTTCTGCTCTTCTGGCTTTTGTGTCGTCATGGTGTCCCCCTTGGACGATTAGCTGTGGTCCATGTAATAGACTTCGGGTTCGCGGAAGATGACGCATCCCGTGAACTGACCGTATCCCACGCCGTTCCACATGAAGTTGTCAGCGGTATTCGGCGCGTTCAGCGTGAAGTCGACCGGGATGTCCATGCGGAGCGTTTCGGGATCCCGGCGATACAGGACGTATCGGTTCTTCCCGCCGGCAGACACGTACCCGGCGTTGTTCGACGCCATTCCATACGCGAGTCCGTAGATCAGGAAATTCGGGTTTCCCGTCATTTCCTTGAGCCACTCGTTCAGGTAGGAGAGGATGGTCCGGTTGCCAAACTGCGGGCTGGTGAATCCACCGAGGCCCAGGTAGTCGTCCATCGGGATTTCAAAGGCATCCGGCAGGACGGTGGATCCTGAGTTCGCGTAGTACTTCGACAGCATCACCGACACCATGGTCTGGATTTCGGCATACGTCATGCTCGAAATGTTCTTGGAGATGGTGGTCAGGTCAGCCGAGGTCAGGTTCGCGTTGGTCAGGAGACCCGGGACATTCGTCAGGTCAGATTTAAGGCCGAGGAATGCCGTCTTCTGAACGCCGAGGTCCCAGTTCTTTTTGAGCGCTTTCAGGCGCGCGGTAACCACGTCCCAGTTATTCGAGGCGAGGGCCTTGTTGACGTCCGGAACGGAGTAGTCGTAGCCTTTCGCCCACGTTTTGATGACCTGAGTTTTAGGCGCGGTTCCGACGTCGACTTTAGCGATCTTTGCGCCGCTGGTTCCCGCCTGGATGATGCCGGTCTCGAAATCCTGACCCGCCTGGTAGACCAGGTTCGTCTTGATGTTTTCGAGCCACGCGGCCTCACCGACCTCGACGGGGATCTTGTCGGCGACAGAGACCTCATAAAACTTCTGGTCAACCGTGCGCGCGCGGATCTGAGTCGTGGTCTGGATGGCGTACTGATACCCGAGGGATGCGGTATCAATAGCCCCGTTGGCGTTCTCCAGAGACATCCCAGGAGCCCATGTCACCGGCCCTTGGTTCTGAAGCTGTCTGAGGATCAGTTCTGATGGTTTCATGTTCATGTTCTCCTTGGTTTATACGGCCGACGACATCGGGCCGATGATGAGGTACCGACCCAAGGTGCTGGCCGGGACATAGTCGACGGCGATTCCGATTTTCTTCTGAGACGCAGACGCGTACGCCTGCACGAGACCGGAGCCGTTGTCTTCCACGGCCGCCATCGGGGCAATGGCGACTGCCGTGTTGAGAAGCCACACGACGCCCAGAACGAGCACTTCCACCATGGCGCCAGCGGAGAACGTGTCTCCCTGGATGTTGTGGGCGATGACGCCGATTGCGACGGCCGTTCCCTGAGCGATGATCTGAAGCGGCTGTCCAGGTCCGACCGTCACGGCGGTGTCGAGCGTGACGAGATCGCCGGCTTTAAGAGCCGTTGCCTGATTGGCGCTGACCTGCATGGTCATCACCACTGCGGTTTGCTGATGTTCAACCTGGCCTCTTACGGGCGCCTGGGTGAACTGGTTAATTGAGGTAGCCATTTGCGTTGATTCCTCCTGGTCTTAGTTTTTGATTTCGCCGTACCGCTCTTTGCCTGTAGCAAGACGGCTTTCCTGATCCGAGGGCGGCGCCGGAAGAGCCGGCGTCTGTCCCTTCGCCTGAGCGTTTCGCAACGCTTCCAGCCGTTCCTGCTCTTTCTTCGCGGCTTCAGCGGCGTTTTTAAGTTCCAATGCCTTCTTGTCAGCCTCTGCTTTGTCCGCAGCGTTTTTCAGCTCGACAGAGCAAAGACCACAGGATTCCATGGTCTTTTCTTTGTGCTTCCCGTCCTTGTGTTCCGTTTCCATGGAATTGGCCAACGAGTTCTTCAGGTGGGTTTCGTACCCCGCCCGGATGTCTTTCCAGGCAACCTTCCGACCGTCGCCCACGTCGATCAAGTCATCGTCCGCGAACTTCGGTTTGGCATTGGCGAGGCGTTTCTGCTCGTCTTCGTGGGCCTTGTAGCCGGCCAGGACGTCTTCGAGCTTCGCCTCTTTTCCAGGACCGATCTCTACAACCGAGTTGACCAGCTCCGCCTCGGAGGCGACCGTTTCCTCCGGCTTCTCAGTACTCTTCGTGAACCACTTCAGTTTCATGTGGCCTCCTTGGTTCGCCAGAATCCTGGCGCCCTCATAGCGAGGGTTTAGAACGACTGCCAGGTGTGTGTATTTCCCTCTCAAAACTTCGTTTTCGTACGGGATGTTGTGGTGCTTTCCGGGTTTGTCGCTCCACTCCACGACGTCATAGGCGCAGGAGACGCTGTAGGCTTTCAGGCGCATGTCTTCGGCGGTCTCTTTGTCCCAGATCAGACCTTCGAGCCAATACCAGCCGTCCGTGGCGTCGTACCAGACTCGCGTGACAATCCCGTCCGCGCGGCCCTGCGTGAAATCCGTGGCCGTCGTGTCCTTATGGCGTTTATCGAAAATGGGACATCCGACGAAAGACGACATCATCTCGTCGAGCGCTGGCTTCTGGACCAGCACAAAACCGATCTGCTCGTAGCAGACGAGACCCGGTTCAATGAATCGCATGGTGAAGCTGGCTCCACGCTGTCCCTGCTGGTTCTCGAGCATCTCCATCTCCCTTTTCCTCCGACAAAAAAGGCGGGAACCGGACGTCATTTCTGACGTCAGATTCCCGCCTAAGTCGGGGTTTTACCGTGGGCTTAGGGCCCTGAATGGGGAGCTACCCCAACCGGCTAGATTTTTAGACTACGACCTTTTCCGTCTCGCCGCCCTGCGCATGATCGTGATGATGGTCACGACTGACAGGCTCCCTACAATGTTCCAGATGCACGCGCTCATGCCGCGGCCGCCATTCGATTGATCACCGGTTTATCCACACACCGGCAGTTAAAGTCTTGACCGGGGTTCGCGCGCCGGCCTGTCGCCTGATCGACGACTGGTGGACTTTTATAAAAGAACCGCTTTCCGTCAAGGATCGCATGGGAATGACGGACCTTCTCATCGCCTGCCGTGTCCCAGACGTAGCTGTCGACGCCGCCCTCTGCGAACCGCATTTCCCGGTATTTGGACATAAAAAGTGCCGTCTCCTGGCGAGCCAGAAAGGCGGCCTTCGACCTGGTCACGCCATATCTCAGGCGGATAGTCTCAATGAGACGGTCGAATCGGTACCCCTTCATCGCGTTGTCTTCCACCACAGCGCGCAGCGTCTTGATGGCGCTTCTTGAAAAATCCTCGATGTAAATCGACATGTTCTCGGAATACTCTTTCGCCAGGCGCGCTTTGGATTCCGGGGTGATCTTGGGAGAAACGCCGATCGCATCCGCGGCGACTCGGAACCCGTCCTGAACCCGTTCAATGGTCTTCATGGCATCGACTCGATGCTTTTCGACGACCTCGCCCAGGTCAAACTCGCGTTGATCCAGGAACTTGAGAATGTTGTCATGCAGGGTCTTTGATTTCGACCGGAATGTCTGCGCCGTGGTCTTAACCCATGCCGGCACGAAGGCCTGATCGATGAAATAGACCTTCATGCGCTTATCGAACCGGCCACCCATGCGTCGGATCTCCACAGAGATCTGGGCGTTAAATTCGCCGCTGAATACGCCGCCCACGTACTGGATGCGCCCGGTGCGCAGGGCTCGCTCAAGATCGGTCGGATTGGCATTCTCCACCTGGATGACGCGCGCGGTCTTCGGGTCCATCTCTCGAATGGATTCCACGGGCTCCTTAAAGACGATCTCATAGAAGATCGTGCTGAGCTGATCTTCCATGTCTTTATAATCCTGATCTCTCAGGCGCTGGATCCCGGTCACGTTCATCATGCACTTCCTAAAGGGATAGGGGCCTTCACGATATCGTGAGAATGAACGATCTGCGTCTTGGTGTCCATAATGGCTTTCAGCGCGTCGGCGATCATGTGGGCGCACAGCAGTTTATTGTGCGTCGGCCCGGCCACAGACAGCGCTCCCGTCTGCTGATCCAGAGAAATGATGATCCGGATCTTCTCGGGGCTCTTCGCCTTGTCCTGTTCCTGCGTCATTTGTCCTTTCCCCCTTTACCTGACTGCTGCTGCTTGGTGAGCTGCATCTGAGCGGCGGTCTCCATCTCGGTCTGCGCCTGCGCGCCGGCCGGAGCTGGGAAATCCTCGAGCTTCCCCTGGGCCGCCTGGGTCTCGATCGAAATCAGGTTCTCCCGGCTTTCCGCCAGACCGACTTCCTCGGAGTTCATCAGCGACCGGTCGTACATATCCATGATCCGCTGATGCCGCTTCATCTTGACCTCTTCCTCGTCCATCGTGGACATGACGCGAAGCGGCTTGAAATCCCAGTGGAAATCGAAGGTCTGCCCCCATTTGAACAGGCAGACAAGGTCCAAGGTCTTGCGGATCACCCGGCGCATCCGTTGCCGGACTTCGCTTTCGACCATGGCGTTGTAGTTTTCGATATCGTCTTCCCCGGAGTTGAACCCGGTCGCCGAGATCCCGAAGAGCTTGGTGATCGGCATCCGCATGGCTGAGGCGATCCCGATCCGGTTCTCGCGCATGACCTCGGCCAGGCCAGAGAAGGTCAGCTGCTTGGTCTCGTATTCGTCTTCCTGATCGAGGATCAGCGCATTGTTGAAGTTCTTCAAAGAGTTCACGGCCTGAATGCGTTGCTGGACGATCTGGGTGCCCTCAGCAGAGGTGAGCATGTCGCGCATGCCTTTAAGCCGGTAGACGTCAACCTTGGCCTCATTCAGGATGTCGTAGAGCACGTTGCGAGTCCGGATGAAGATATTGAAGTCTTCCACCATCCGTTCGACTTCGCTCATGCCCCAGCCCTGCAGCTGCCAGCGGATCAGGAAGGGGGCCGATTTGCCAACCAGCGTCAAAACTCGTGAGCTGTGGAGCTTGTGTCCGTAGAAAACGTAGTGCTCCGTCATCCGGGAAGCGTACTGCTCGTAGGGGTTAAGCTTCCCTTCGATGACGTCTTTTGTGTCTGTCTGGGAAGTGAGCCGGGAAGGGGATTGAAGCTCCCAGCGCGAGGCCGCATAAAGCTCCAGATGTCGAATCGGGCGGGACAAATCGAGCGGGGTCGCGGGATCTTCTCCGGTGTTGATAACAATCGCCCCGCCGCCGTAAAGACGCTGCCAGATCCCGGCATCGGTCCAGACTCCAACGATGTCCTGATCTTCGATGAAGTCGTGGATCTCTTTGACGTTGTCCTCGTCAAGATTGCCCTCATCGGATTTGATCTCTACCCCACCGCGCAGGGCATCCAGCACCGGCGTGTCGATGGCCGTCTGGATGATTCCGTGCGTTTTGTAGAAGTAGGACAGCAGGGTGTAGTTGATGCTCAGCGGCGCCATGATGTTGTTCTGAATCATGGGGTTGAAGCTGGTGAGCGTGGTCGATCCCATCACGCCCTGAACGAGAGAGGTCAGCGAGTTCTGGAGCTGCATCTTCTTGATCTGAAGACCCTCGCGCATCTGAGAGTTCTGGAGTTCAAGCAAATTGGCTTCATGCTCCAACCGTTGGAGCCGGACAGGTTTGCCGGTTCGGATGATCTGGCCGCCCATCAGACCCACGCCTTCCAGGACTGCGTGTAAAGCGGCATCGGAAGCAGGATAGCGTCGCGCACGTCGTCATGAGTGGGGTGATTGACTGTCAGCTGGTATTCGATCTTCTTTTTCATGCCGGGATCCAGACGCTGGTTGAGGTGAACGCGGCGCTGCTGAAAGTGGTGTGAGCGGTTTTCCAGATTGGTGAGTTTGTCAGGCACCCAGGCCACGCGCTCAACCGGGATGCTGGTCTTCGAAGACACGTAGGTGGCGTAATCGTCAAAGCCGCCGATCGCTTCGATGAAAACCTTTTTCGGGCGCCGGTCAACCGGCTGGCGATTACCGACAGACAGGAGCTTGTCTTTCCGCTCATCGAGCGAAAGGCGGCCGTCATGGACTTCCATGATCCAGTAATCAACAGGGCCAGACGCGCCAACCGGGACGGTTTCCCACATAAGGGCCACACCGTTCTCGTCACTCTCCGCAGAGTTTTTCTTTTCGCCTTTTTTCCCGATTGATGGGTCATTCCCGATCGAGATGAGGGTGATGCGCAGCTTCCCAGTGCGGACGCGCTGGTCAAGCTCATCGGGGTTAAACTCCCAGCTGTAAGAACCATCCTCCGCATAAAGCCAATGCCGCTTAATGATGGCCGTCGACTCATCGCGGGGTTCGTTTTGCAGCTCCCGCATGGCGACAGAGAGAGGCATCTTGTCGAACTCGGCTTTCTGGTATTCATACGAGCCAAGAGCCGGCCAAAGAACGGTTTGATGCTCAAAATCCAGATTCTTGAAGGTCCGGCATTTGACGGATTTGTTGCTTTCGCACTGAGTGAGGAGATCGAAATCGTTGATCGCTGTGCCGGTGAGATGCACACAGGATCGGCGCGTCTTGGAGCGGGCGAGGTAGAGAGATCCCCAGAACCAGCGATTGACTCTTTCAGTTGACTCGGGATTGTTGATGTCCGCTTCGTTGTACAAGTCGTCGGCCATGATGTAGTCAGGCCGGATGTTTCGATAATTGATCCCGCGGATGGATTGCCCTGTAGAAATGCACGAATGAATAACTCCCTCTCGAGTGACGAAGCGGGTGTCCGTCCAGTATTCACCGCGCACGTCTCCGTAAAGAGCCCGGATGAGTTCGTTTGATTCCAACTCGATTTTGATCGATTTGTTGGCTTCGAGGGCTTTAGTTTCTGTGGCCTGGACCTGGAGGTAATGCTTAAACGTGTCTGGCTCTTCGAGAGTCTGGAAAATCGGGATGAGGAAACAACCGATGGTTGTTTTGGCGTGGAATCGAGGACCTTTTGTGGCCGTGAATGGATCGTTCCGGATGTCAACGAGGTGCGTGTGGAATGTGGGGCAGAAATCGGATGGGAACTTTTCCGGGAAGAGAGCCCATCCCCAGGTGAGGATGTCCTTGTTCTTGGCGGCGCGCCGGGCAATCTCGAGGCGTTCGTATTGTACGAGCGCAAGATCTTGCTCAGGAGTGAGGAGCACATTCCGCACCCCCTCTCGCTTTAACATGCGCCACAAGGTCGGCCGTCGTGATCTGGCTGAGGTCTGGAGCCTTGGCCGGGGGAATCAGCGGCTCACCGTCTCGGCCGGATAACTCGCGCCGCTCGGCCGGGAAGAATCGGATGTGCTTACCGAGTAATTCCAGGGCTTTATTGGCGCCCATCGAATCGAACTCCCAGAGTCCGACCTCTCGTCCCTTGGAATCAATGGCTGTGGCCTGAACCATGCACCGCTCGGCTTTGTCGAACTCCATCACCGGGACGCGCTGCAAACACCGCTGTGCCACTTCCTTCAAACCCTCGAGGATATATTCCACGGTCACGATCGCTTTGTCCTCGATCTTTTTGAGATTTGAGTCTATGGCTTCGCGCACACCCACATTCTCCAACAGGCGCGGCCCTTGGGTATCCGCCGTCTTCTTGGAGTAGCCGGCGCGCTTGGCGGCCGCCGTAGCATTCTGATCTTTGAGATATTCTGAGACGAAGCGTCGCTGTTTCGGGGAGAGAGGTTTCCGGCTTAAACTCATAAAGACGCGACCCACACAACGATCAGGAGGGGGTGGGTCGGCGTCAGGTATGCACACTGTATGCTCACGCCTTAATAATTAACACAATT